GCCACAACCTGATAGGTAAACCGTATAGACCCCTTCAGGGACTGTGAAATAACCACTTGTGGTAAAAGTTTGCGAACCATGGAGCGTTTCAATTAGCGCTGAAACCTCTTCAGAAAAACCAAGGTTTAATTTAATGAGACTGAAGTTTTATTAAGTGCGCTTTTAGGAATGATCCTTCATGATCTCATTTTTGAATGGTACTTAGAGAGAGGGGGATTGGGTGAAAATTGGTTACATCAGGGTTTCAACAATCGACCAAAATACCGATTTGCAGCGAGAAGCCTTGAATCGTTTAGAATGCGCTCAGATTTTTGAAGATAAAATGAGCGGAATGAAGGGAAAACGACCGGGCCTGACAAAGGCAATGAAAGCCCTTAAGTCGGGTGACTCCTTGGTTATTTGGAAATTAGACAGGCTTGGCCGCAGCGTCATGAATCTGGTTTCTCTGGTAACAGAAATGCGCGCCCGTGGCGTTCATCTCATCAGTATCACGGACAACATTGATACGAATACACCGATGGGACGCTTTGCCTTTCATATCATGTGCGCTTTCGCTGAAATGGAAAAAGAACTTAATTTAGAGCGAACTTTGGCTGGCCTGGCGGCGGCGCGTGCGAAAGGCAGAATTGGCGGAAGAAGGGCCAAGATGACGCCTACAGTTGTTGAGCAAGCTGAGCGCCTGATTAAGAAGGGCATCGACCGTAAGCAGTTGGCCCTGCTTTACGATGTATCATTACCAACAATCTACAAATATTTCCCCGCCTCCACTTACCCCAATTGATTCCTTCCCTGCGGCGTAATCACTCACGCCGCAAATGCTACTTTCCATAAAATCCCGGCAACGACAAAGACAACCAATAGGGGAAAGAGGTGCTCAACACCACCGAATTAATACCGATTGCCGTCGCTGTCGCGCTTTCGATCCTGAGTGGTATTGGCGTTTTCCTCATGGGGATCAGGGAGGGCAGGATTAAAGGAACTGTTTTGGATTTTTTTACGGAAACTTTTATCGCTGTTACTGCGGGGCTGATGGCTTTCTACGTGGGGAAGCATAACCACTTAGATCAACCAATCATCTACTTTTCCGTCCTGCTTTCGAGCAATAACGGAAATGAAATCATTCACATGGCCAAACGTCTCAATACCGAGGCAATCGGCAAAGTTTTAGTTCAGCTCTTTTCTAAGGGGGGCAAATGATAGGTGGGATCATCATTTCAGCCGCTGCAATTTACATGATTGGTGACCGCTTTTGTTTGCCGCGGTCGAACATCACTAAATTGCGTGCCGGCGATCATAAAGTTGAGAATGAGCATGTGCGTATTCCGTTCTTCTTCAACGTTAAATTTAACCGTCTGAAGGGCGCAACGATTGAGTATTCACTGCGCGACAAACGTTTTCCTACCACCGTTATTGCGGGTGGCCGTAGAACGCTTGAGCACTCGCGCACGGGTGAGAATTGCGAATACCTCGACATTCCCGCCAGTAAGGTTAGTCCGGACGGCGTCTGGATTGTCCGAGTCAAAGTCGTGCACGGTGACTCTTTCTTCAACCCACTTTATCGCATCTTCCCTATGGAGCTGGTTGTGGAAAAAGAACTCAATATTCAGCTGGTACGGGATTCCCAACATGATTAAAACTCCCGGCCTCCATTCATCTAACGGTAATCAGTATGCCTTACTGGACTTCAACCAGGTCACTGAGAAAGGGCTTAAGCCTTTCATCGATGCCTTGGGGAAAGCTGGCCTGACGGTCGAGAACGTTGATGCCAGCAATCGCCCGACGAACTCTAACGGCATCAAGGTAAAAACCGCTGTTCTTCGCTTCCAGGATCAGCAGGAAGTGAAGATCGCCGTTAACGACTCCGGCGACCTGGCGAGCTTTAAGCTCAATGGCAGATCCATTCCCGTCCAGCATGCCGACACGCTCGCTAAAGTGGCCGACTCGCTCAGCACCATCGTTAAGCAGAACTCGCAAAAGTTCACGGATGGTCTGGCGAGAAAGGCGAAGCGCGTGATTGACACCTCCGACAACCGAGCGGCTGTTAAATCCAACGTACAGCGCCTGAAGGAAGCCAGAGATCGCCGTGACCAGCTGGCCACCAGTACCAAGGCCATTTCGGATGAAGTTGCAAAGTACACGGCACAATCCTCAAACATTCAGCAACGCATTGCAGCCGCACAGACGCGCTATGCCACCGCGCAAGCATTGACCGCCCAGCTGCAAGACAAAATCAAAACGATGGAGAGCCAAAATGCTGCGTGATATCAACCTCAGCAAAGGGATGTTGTTGCAAAACCGTCAGGACATCCCGGCAATCATGATCCCCGATACGTTCTTTAACGAACTGTACCAGGGCGAAGGGGAGCATTTCATGGTGGAAGCCGTGAACATGGCAGACATCGAGTCGACGTATTTCTACGACGTGCCGGTCCTCATTGAACAGAACGCGCAGATGTTCGAAGCCATCACCAGCACGCGCGCCCGACTGTCCGGCAGCATGCGTGCCTTTATCCGGGCACTAAACCAGTCTCTGAACGGTTCAGGCATCACCGCTGGAAATGACACGTCCGGAGAGTCTGATGATGGTAGCCAGGCGATGGGTGGCGCCAACATTGGTCGCGTCCGTAAGGTTCAGGGGCTCGCTGTTATGCCTGCGATTATCCCGCTGTCTGATGGCCAGACCGTTACGCTGGTTTTCCATAGCCCTACCGGGAATGCCAGCAGCATCACCGCAACCGACACACTGGTAGCGTTCCAGTTCCTGCTGAACAAAAAAGACGTCACGCACGTGGTTTCCCCGTCCAATGGGCGCGATATTTCGCTGAAAGTGGTTACGACTGCTCTGTCTAACCTCATTGAGCGAAACACCGCTAAATTCCAGCATGCGCAGGCAAAGCAGAACGCTATCAAAGCCGAGATCGCTACGATGCAAGAAGCCGGCGATAAGCTGGAAGAGCAACAGGCTTCATTGGTAGAGCAGGGCGACCAGATGAATGCTTCGATTCAGGCGGACTCACAAACGCTTTCGGATCTGACCAACAAGGCCGACAAGCAGGACGAGCTCAACATTGAACTGCAAAGCCAGCTCGCCGCCGCCCAACAGAAAAAAGATGACGCTGCAGCGGCACAGATGGCCGATCGTAAAGCGCGTGCCGATGCCCTGACCTCCATCCAGGCTAAATCCGGTTACAAAGACACCTATGTGGCTAACTGGGCTTATAACCAGAACATCCCGACTGGCGATCTGACTGACCTTGCCAGCCGTCTCGACACGGTCGACGTGTCCGACCTGAAAGACCTCATCATGTACAAAGGGCAGGTGTCTGACCTGAGCGATATCCCGGCGCTGAAGGCCCGTAATTCTGTACCGCCGCCGTCTAACGATCCCGGTCCGAGATCACTGTATTGGTATGGCTTGCGCGCACGTCCGGCTGGCCCCGGCGCTTTGCCGCAGGAGCCGAAGCCTGCTGTTATCGCAACAGTTGAAGAAGCAGCAGAGCTACCGATCGTGAAAGCGAAAGATTTCGACCCGTCTGACTATCGTAACGGTGCTGTTGCCTACGCTTCTCCGCTCGATGCGGGTGACGTTGCGCAGTTTGAGCTGGTGGATTTCCAGAAGAAGCAGACGACTTCTAGTTTCAACGCCTTGCTAAACGATTTGATCCCGCTGATTCAGGCTTACCCTGGCAATGAAAATGCGTTTTACCTGGACTATCTCGCCGATGACGCGCCAAAGGCGGATAAGCTTCCGCAGAGCATGAAAGATGCTGGTGGCTTCCAGACGATTCGCCAGAATATGGGCAGCAAAGCCTCTCTTCGCTACATGGAATTTTTCAAGCAGGTCAAGAAAGACAACCCGGCTCCGCCACCGGCACCAGTTGATGACACACCCAAGCCAGACGATAACAGCGGCGTGCAGCTCTCAGACGGCGACACTGTTCCACTGGAAAGTATCCAGACGGGCGCGGCGATGCCGACGATCGCAAAAGGTGCCACCAGCGGAGATAACCCGATTTGGTACACGCAATCCACGCTCAACGATATCGTTGCCGCCGCGAAGTTCAAAATTAATGGCCAGTCCGCGACCAGTAACCCGGAGTTTGCAGAATCGCGCTATCAGATGGTGAAAGCCGCTATGGCTGCTGGGTTCGGTATGCAGCGCTTTAAAATCTCTGGCCTCCAGTACATCTACGTTCTACGCAAGGATGATGAGATCCTTACCGGGAAGGGTGCCGCGAAATTTGCCCCGCCAGCTGCTGTGCCGCCAGTCGAACAGACTCCACCCGTCAAACCTTCCAAGCGCAGTCTTGTTGCGCGCGCATTTGAGCAGACCAAAGGCGAGGGGCTACCGCGCGATGGTCGGCTAATGATGTGGATCGAAGGCCCGGAGGACTTCATTCGCTGGGCTGATAAGGAGCTGTCGAAGGACTACGATTCTGCGGACGTCGAAGAAGATGGAAAACATGAGGGCGAAATCAGCGTTGCCTTTGGCGTCGACCGCGGCGACAAATCGGTATTCATGGGCGACTGGAAGGATCTCAAGGAGCGCTGGGTTAATGGTAAAACCGATGATGCACCGACCCCACCTGTAGCACCGGCTATCCCGGCACCCACAGAAGGTGGGAACAATGGCTATGTAAGCGTTAAGCCAACAGTAGCTGAGGCTGGAGCGGTTGCAGATCAGGTCAGCGCTCTGGGGATTAATGGCGGCATCACTCCTGAGAAGCTGCACGTAACCCTCATGTACTCCAAAGATCATTCGATCTTCATCCAGCCAGAGCCAGGCCGCACCTATTTGGCACGGTTGACCGGCGAATACAAGATCATTGGCAATGCGCCAAATGAGGCGTTAGTGGCAATTCTGGATAGCGCAGACCTCAAGAAGCGCTTTGATGAGCTCACCGCTGCGGGCGGGGCGCATTCATACCCTGAGTATCTGCCGCACCTTTCGCTTAAGTACAGCGCAACCCCTGCGGACCTTGAACTGATTAAGGCTAAAGGGCTGGGAGTCACCTCGATCCACCTGAGCGGCGAAACCTTCAAGGCGATTGATGACACTCCGGCCAAACCTGCGCCAATCCCAGACCCGGTCCCCGTGCCAGACGTCACCCCGGATAATGAGATGGATACATTCGGCAAAGCTGCAGCGCTGCTGGCCAGCTTCACCGGTCATAGTGTTGATTCGATCTCAAACTGGGCAGACGGCCAGCACATCAGCAACGACGAGCTGATGGAAATGGCGGACAAACTGGCTGTGAGCGCCAGCCAGGAAAACATATCGCGGGTGAAGTCAGCAATTGACTTTGGATCACCGTTCCCAACGCTTAAAGAAGCCGCACCTGTGACAACACCACCGCCAGTAACCGACCCTGAACCGCCGAAGACCGAAGCCGACAGCGCCGCACAGAAGGCTATCGACTATCTAAAGGAGGTGGCGCAGATGAATTCAGGCGACATGATCGAAATCCGCACCGCCCGCGGTAACGTGCGCGCGGCCATCACGGCCCTGACGGACGCAGGTGTTTACGAGGAAAACGAAGACTTGGTGAATGCAGCGGCGCAGAAACTCTCTGATCTGCTGGCCGCAGTGGCGCGGGGTGCAGCTTAATGGCTTTAACCGCATTAGAACGGCTCGATCTGAGCGATGAACTGGATAGCCTGCTGGAGCAGGCTAAAACCGCCAAAGGGCTGGACCTACTCGATATTGGCGACAAAGTGGATGAGGTATTGGTCAAGCTCGGCTATGGCGCTGCGGCTGTCTCGCCGCCACCAGCTGACCCTGAGCCTCCAAAACCCGCTGATGTTCAGCCAGAAATCGTTACTGATTTCCTGGCGGGTAAATTCACCACGCAACAGGATAGTGAGTTTGTCACAACGCTGAACACGCTGGATCAGTATGTGGGAATTTACCTGACGCTGGATGACGTTAAAGCAGGAGCCATCACTTGGGTTAACGACAGGGCGGCTGTAGCAGCCTGAGACGCGCCAACACCTACGCCGGAGGGCGTAGGTACACTTAAAGAGTAAAACATGCTTAAAACGACTCTCAAAGCGCCTAAAACGAATAAGATAACCAAGGCGATCATTGGCGGATGCCAGTCGGCCGGCGAAGTCGCTGAAGCGATCGGCGGATTCTGGGGCGATGGGCCAATTGGCGGGGATGAGCGATTTATATTTAGCAAGCTCAGCAAACTGTTACAGCAGGCTGAGCCCAGTGAAACGGAAATCCTGGCCTTCACCGCCATGACAACCGCATTGATGGGGAAAACCCTGAAGTCAGCCAAACAAAATATGTTTATGAACTCATCCATGATGTTCATGGATTTCGCGGTGTCTGCAGCGAAGTTGCTGAACCTCAGCTGGGTATATCTCGGCACAGAACGTGCCTGGAAGTTCATATTCGTGTCCGGTGATCTGTTCCGCATTCGGCCTGCAATACAGGCATGGCGTGATGCTAAAACGGTTGAGGATCGCGATGCAGCCGCCCGCGTAATATCGGCTATCGTCAAGTCCATTCAGGAAGCTGATGGATCCTTGAAAGGCGGTGTTGTGATGATGATCCTAAACCGCGCTGGCGACCTGCTTAATAACTCTGCCGCCAATATTTTTATGATGATGGCCACCAGCGACGATCGCGTAAATGCAGCGACCCTAACGCAGGAACAAGCGGGACAGAAACTCGCTCCGATGCAGCACGATGGCGCGGCAATGCTTGAGGGGTTGACCACTCCCGTTTCAGCCGCGATGGCTGAAGCCAAGCAGCTGGTGGTTCAAACGCTGGATGTGGCTAATGCGGACTCACTGGAATGGTTGAACGTAAAAACGCAGTTCGGCAGCAACCATGAAAAAGTTGTTGATGCGCTGATTAATGGGCGGTTCGGTTTTGGTAGTGCGGCAGAGCTCAACGGCTGTCAGAACTATCTGCAAAACAACATCACCAGCAAAGGCGCTGCTTCATGGCTCAAAGATTTTATCGCCACACCAATCAGCAAAGTCGCGCCGATTATTGATGAAATGCGTGAGAAGCTGCTCAGCACGGACGTAGTGAGTGATGCTGATGCCGCAGAGTGGGTGAGCGGGATTAAGATCAGCAAAAAACTGATGAATGAATATAACGAGCGCGAGGGGCGGGACGGGGCATTTATTGATGATCTTAAAGCCGTCTACAAGCTGGCTGGTGGGCAACTCAAGACCCTTAAAGCAATCGATCTTAATCGTGGCCGGTCATTTGCGCATCAGGCCAAGAAAGTCATTGCGCTTAACCCGCGCGGGGGCAAAAAAGTATTGTGGCATGAAGTGGGGCATCACTTTGAATACAGCAATCCTGATGCGCTGAAAATGGCTACATCCTATCTTACAGGCCGTGCTGGCGGTGACAGAACGGCCATCAGGCCACTAAATAAGTTTTACTACAGCAACTATTCTGATGATGAGGTCGGTATCACTGACGCCCTCTCGTCACCGTATGTTGGTAAGGTGTATGCTGCAAAAAACTCACGGGATACTCACGCAGCCTATGCGACTGAAGTTTTCTCATCAGCATTTGAGTATCTTGCTAACAGTGAAGCGGGCGCGGTGTCGTTGCTCAATGATGACCAGCTGCTCCAGCTCGTTTGTGGTTTCCTGAAGGGAGTGCATGGATTGTGATAACCGTTCAACTAAGTAAAGGCGAACAGCGTGGCACGATTGCCTTTGCGGGTGATGAAGTGACAGAGCCGTGCGAAATGACGGTGGCCGGGGATTTCTCGCTGCAGGATATTCAGGTGCTTTTCTGGAACATTACCCTAACCGCAGAGGGCGCTGCTCAGGGGATCTACCCTCTGAAGAATAACGTGTGTGCACCTTATGAGGTGCTGAACGTTATGAAAATCTATTCGATTGAGGTTAGCGGTGTGCCGCAGGACTGGCAGGATGAGCTGGCGGCGATTGAGCAGGATACCGATGAACGTTTCGCGCAAGGCGAACAGTCATAAAAAAGGCGGCTTATGCCGCCTTACTTTTTCCCCGATTAAAGCCCTTCAATCAGGTTTATGGCCAGCTGGTCACAATCCGATCCCTTAGCCTGTTCTGAGAAGTCATAAGCGGGATCTATCAGGCGGTCAAATTGCGCCTTTGACCATCCGTAAGGCTTGTAATGCTTATAAGCAGCCTGAGCGAAGTCATATGCAGAAATGCCCTTACGGTTCGCCTGGCACGCTTGAATCATGATGATAGCCGATGCGCCATTAGTGTTCTTTGCTACCAAGTGAGAGCCTTCCAGGAAGCTTGCTGCGGTTTGTGCGGTAGCTGTGAATGAGAGGGCCACGCCAAGAAGTGCCGCGAGTGTCTTTTTCAATGTCAGATCCCTTTTTATATGCTGCTGTTTTTTTTGCGTAATTACAGTAAACGCGTGCAAAAAGCTGTGCAATGGATTTCGACATTGGCAAATGCAACTTCGGATAATATTGCCAAAGAAAAAGGACTCCGGAGAGTCCTTTACATGCAAAAAATTCTACAGATGTTCACCCCTGATTCTATTGAAAGTTACATCTGAGGTGGGCTATGAGTTCAAATCTTCTGGCGTTCAAAAAAATGCTGCGTTTTTCTGAAGGCACGTTAAATCATCCATTGACCAAGAACGGCGGCTATGACGTTATCGTGACTGGTTCCGATGGCAAGCTTGAAGTGTTCACAGATTTTAGTGATCACCCGTTCGCCAATGGCCGTTTGGGTAAGGTATTCAACAAAGCAGGGCAGCGCTCGACTGCATCCGGTGGATATCAGCAGCTTTTCAAGTTTTGGCCCGCTTACAAAAAGCAGCTGGCTTTGCCAGACTTCTCGGTGGCCAGTCAGGAAAAGTTGTGTGATCAGATCTTGAAAGAGCGGAGGGCATTGCCGCTTATTGAGGCTGGCAACATTACTGCGGCAATTGAGGCGTGTTCCAACATCTGGGCAAGCCTACCGGGTAACGACTATGGCCAGCATGCACATGACATCAACAAGCTGCTTAAGGCATACCAGGACTTTGGTGGTAAACTGACAAGCTAAGCAACTTCCGCCGCTGAAATATGCGGCGTTCTCAAACACTTCTGCGCTATTCCATTCGAAAGTTATCCACATATCCCCTAAGTAGATCCAATAAATAGATCCTGAGTAGATCCTATAACAGATCCAAACAGATCCCCCTGGCTCGCAGCCCAGAGCTGGTGCGCCTCTCAGAGCTTTTGCATGTGTCATAACATGTAAAACATGTGTCACAGCATGCAAAACATGTGTGACAGCATGATATTTATGTGTCATAACATGCTTAAACATGTGTCATAACATGCAAACGCATATTTTCATCCACAAGGCGGGATCGTGGGTGACTATTGAGGGTAATACATTGAGCGAAAAGGTTTTCTTTAATGATTCGTTGATTATTGAGGGTGATGAAGCCCACAAGCAATTAACAGTTACTCAGAACTCATCGATCCAACCGGCCATACTCTTGCGATTAGGCGTATTCGTCCCGAATAGCCGCTCTATCAAAAAGGGCTCAGAGCATATCATTGATGTTTCAGCACCATTTTCCTCACTTGGCTTTGCCCGGAAGGAAGGGTACGACGACATTCAGATACGCGGTGAGCGCCTTAACATCACAACTGATTTCAGCGTCTGGATGGGGGTTATTGGTGCATTCAGTAAGCACGGCCTGTCTACGAACAAGATCACACTCCCTTTCAAAGAGTTTGCTCACCTTTGTTGTTATGAGTCCCGGCAGATAAACCATCGTTTGAGAAACCAGATCTTCGACTCGTTGGCAAAGCTGGGTACGAAGGTTGTGCAGTTTAAACGCAAAGATGGCGACAAAATGTTTTTCACCCAATTGCTTAAAACAGCCATCATGGACCGTAGCGATGATTCAGTGACGCTTGAGGCTGATGAAAGGCTTTGGGAGCTATATAAAATCGACTATACGATCTTATTGCGTAAGCACCCTTACAATGAGCTCAAAGGGAAGGAGGTCGCGCAAACTCTGTATACCTACATCGCCAGCCTTCCTGATAATCCTGCGCCTATCTCCTTCACCAGGATACGAGAGCGCCTGTTGCTGACGTCTGCTGTTTTTGAACAGAATCGGCTCATTAAAGCAGCCCTTAAAGCTATGGCTGACATTCAGTATATTGAGTATTCCGTGACCAAAAAAGGGCAGGAAAACTATGTCATCATTCACAAAAGAAACAAGAAACTCAAAGCGTTAGATTGAAAATATGTGTCGTGATATGCATCACAAACTAAATATGTGTTCTGGCATGGTGTAGCGGTATAAAACATGTGTTTGAACATGCTTTTGGTATGAAAAGATGTGTTAACTCATGCATGGTAGGGCAGGATTTAACCTTTGCCGGGAGTTTTTTAAGCAAACCTGTGTGCCAGCATGCACTTGAGCATGTTGCGACACATATTTCCCATTGGATTGCATGCTGTGACACATGTTTTGCGCGGGGTGAACATCGGCCAGCAATGAATGCATGTTGTGACACATATTTGTAGGTGGCAGGAAGCCAGAATGAGAAAACCGCCCCAAACTGGCGGCGGTATCTTTAGCGCTACTTGTACTGGTAGACAGTCACGTTAACGTTGATGGGGGTGTTAACTTGCCACCCTTCACCGCCGCTTACAGACTGAATCACCAGAGCAACGAACAACGTAATCATCAAGCCACTTCGTGTTTTCATTGTGCGATCCCCCTATAGAGATCCGCTATTCAACTAAACCCCATCGGATAGGCCAGTTGACAAACAAGCTTGCGAGACGCTGCTTGTGCTTCGCGGGGGCTATATTTCCGTTTCCCTAAAGCCCGATGACCAGCTGCAAAACTGGTGGACGGCCCCAAAAACATAATACCGAAAGTGCAGAGTGGATCCTAATTCGCATAGATCCGGATCTGTAAAACATCAATCAATATACTGATTAATATGAATATGTTTATGAACACGCACCCTAATTGATGCCCTAAATTCCTTGCAGAACCACATATTTCAAGGAACTTTTTTCGTTGTTTTTGTCGGGTTGCAAGGTTATATTGTTCATTGAGACGCTGCTTGTGCGCTGTTGCGACAGACACACGAACAGTTGGAGTTATTGGACTAAAAACTAATAACTCTATGATTAACGGACGCCTGCAAACGTTCGCGAATCACAAATTAACCGCCCAATGAGGCGGTTTTTTTGTGCCTGAATTTTGCTTCAGACAGTGGGTAAGAGATTAACACGTTCTGAGTTCCAAGGATCTCGCGGAACTGTAAACTTTGTTAAGACGATCATAGCCAACACGATAATATCTAACCCTTTAGCTTAAAGGGCACTTCGATCATCACACCGACTAGCAGGATTTGAACGTTACATTCATATGTGACTCATGCAATGTTTTCGCAGTCTAAGTGTTGGAAAAACACTGGTCAACCACACGGTATATAGGTTAACGGCTTTTTGGTGGAATAATGACCTTTTGGTTTTTCTGAGTTGTCATGCCACGCAGAGGTTTGCTGCGACCTTTATTTGGTCCCTTTTTGCGGACACCGAGGAACCATGAAGGGCGGATCGCCGGTAACTTATGCTGCTTCCGGTATTCGGTGAGCCCTTGCCACGCGTGCGCGCGATCCTCTTTGCTAATCGTCTCAACTGCCTGACCGTTCAGATCGCGTCGGAAACGGAAAGTGAACAGACGCGTTTTGTATACCAGTGATGCACAGCAAGCACGCAGCGCCGCCTGCAAGCGCTCTTCAGAGATATCCAATCCACGGCGCACAATCTGCGCGAGCATGTCGTCTTTGATGCCGCTTTTCATCGGTAACGGGTAGCCGTTCACGAACAGCTGAGGGAATAACTCTTCAACCAGGCGGCGCTGACTGCGATTCTTCTTGCGCGTGGCCGTACTACCTTGTGGCTTAAAACTTTCCTGGATCTGCTTTTTAGTTGGTTTCGGGCCGGTGTTAGCCATCGGGTTGCCACCCTTCGGGCGGAAAGAACGTTGCTGCTGAGTCGCTTGCTGTGTCATGTCTTCATTCCTGGTTAGAAGATTTACGGTGAGGGAAGTGCTTCGCCAAAATGGATGCCGGGGAGAACCCACGGGCTTTGGATTCAGCGGCCTTTTGGGCTGCTATCCGCATCGATTCATCGTGAAGCCTGTTTGCTTCATCAAAGCGTGTCTCATTGTGGCTGGTGGACGTGCTCTGGCGCTTAACGGCTGCTCCAGTGGTAAATGCACGCCGCCTTACCAGCTTATCCAGCTGTTCACGTTCGGCACTGCGTTTTGCAAGTGCCAGATCCTGACGTTCGGCATAGTCATTAGCTTGCGTCGTAGCACGCTCATGCTTGGCCTCAGCCCAGGCTTTTACATTTTTAACAACAGAAACTTTTTCAGCGCTAGCTGGAACCTCTTTTGAATTCTTTAAGTCAAAAGATACTAATTCTTGTCGATCAGATTGATCTGGGGTGGCAGGTAGTTCTGATCGGGGGGTGCTCTTGCCACAAAAAATATTGCGGATGGTATGAAGGGTTTTTGCGAACAAAGTTTTAGCCGCGGTGATGCCATCACGGGCTTTATCCAGTGTCATACACAGTGATTTTGCAGCTTCAATAAACTGTGATGTGAACTGGTATTCAGTCGGCATCTGGCCGCGACCATTCTCGGATTTATCAAAAATCAGAGTGCTAATGAGAATGCCGGCATCAACCGCTTTTTTAAGATTGCGGCGGATTGTCGCCTCGGTTGCACCACACTCATCAGCCATGCGGCGGCGTGATTTGGTGATCTTATAAGCTGACGTACTGGCGGCAACTGGACATACCATCGATAAGATCGTGCGTGCTGCTCTGGGCAGGTTTTCGTTGGCTATTAAATCCACCGCGCGCCGAAGCCCGAAGCTGTTTAAATCCCCGTTTTCCTTGAAGGAAGCACCTTTCTGCTGTATATTCGTACACGTTAAATTCATTGCATTTACCTGTTCAAGGCCACCCCCCAAAGGTGGCCTTTCCTTATTCTGCGTTGCCTGGTTTTGCGATAGAGCGTGAGACGGCCATAAAGCCCTGCTCGATGTTCGTCAGGCCAATGCTGAGCCAGCGCATATCTATTTCCACAACCTGATCGGCATTAACCTTTTTCACGCGGTTGATGAAGTCGAGAACGATCTGCTCCAACTCCTCCGATTCGTTCATAAGGTCAATCTCGGCCTGGCTGAGCTCGCGATACTTCTTGATAAGGCGATGCTGGTTTTCCAACACAATCTCCATAAGAGAAGGCGCCCAGAGGACGCCTTGAAGTGAGTTAAAACGTATTCGTTGAATAGTGTTGCGGGGGGAGTTTAAACGTGGATCGTGAAAAGGATCAATACATAATATACTAAATTAATACTACCTGATCGGATGATCAGGTAGGTTTTGCTCTGTTATTAAGCACCGAAACGAGGCGCTTCATCCTGGAAAGACACAAAAGATTGCATGGATGGTTTGGACGGTTTGCTCGGCTGCTTGGCCGCACTCTCCACGATGACATCCAGCGGAAGGGTGGCGACTTCTAGGCGGGCAACTGATTCAAACAGCGCGCTGACAATCGCAACATCATCATCGGTCTGCATGCTTGCCAGGGCGGCGCGTTGCGCAGTGTTAGTAAACACCGGGAGCTTGTCCAGTACGATGGCCATTTTGGCCGCCCGCGCATCGGTCGCGCTCTCGAACATAGCTTTCTCTTCCTGCAGCGCCGCGTTGGCTACCGCCTGCTCGGCTAACTGTGCCTCTTGTGCCAGCAGCTGACCGGTCGCTTCCAGCATCGCCTCTTCCAGCTCTTCCAGACGCATGGCGCTCTCAAACATTGCTTCGTGCTGAGCCAGCTTGTCCGCGTGTTCAATAATTGCGGTTACTGATTCATCACCGAAGCCTTGTCCGGTCATGGATTCCGTCATGGCGGTATTGCGATCGTCGTTGCTTTCGAACATCGCCGCCGGGTGATCTTTGCTGATGAAATTCGGATTGAGAACGTAGTCGAAGCCGTACAGGTTTTTAGGAATAGAAATTTGCTGCGAGTCGCGGCCAGTCGTTACCCATGACCAGCCACCAGCACGCGATTCCAGCATGCCCGCGACAATGCGCCCGGTCGGCGTGTCCAGAATTTCCTGTGTGTGAGTGACAACGCCATCAGCATCCACGCTAATAGCAGTGGTACGGCAGGCCGGAATGTTATCCAACACCACTGGTTTGCCTTCAACCATCACAACAGCGGTTTCAGGTAGTTCCATTTTGCCAGCCAGCTGACGGCGAGAATGGCCGTAGTAGCCGTACAGCTCACCCAGGCGGAGGCCTTCAATCGTCTCCGGGTGTTCGATCATCGATTTGACCGCTTCTAACATGTAATTGCGGTTGTTCTGTTTGCCCTTACGCACCTTGCGGTAAAGAGAAAAACGGTCGGTATGAGTAGCTAAAACTTTATGTTCCATAAGTACCTCAGTTGCTGAATGGTTTACTAAAAATTTTGGTCATAACGTCTTTCACGTCATCGGGATTCATGGAGCCGATCAGTTCCATCAGTTCGCGGTCGCTCATTGGTGCATCGTCACCAACGCCTTCCATCATGTTGCCGCCCTGGGAGCTGGCCGCGCTTTTGATCTCCTTCAGAAGTGCGGTCAGGCGCTCGTCCGGTACACGGAGCACATCACCCATTACCAGTTGCTTAAACGTCTCAGAGCCAGCCAGTGCAGGGTTATTGCAGATGGCATCAACGATGGTGACGAACACGCTGGCGTAGTTCGCGCGTGAATCCATGGCGGCGTTTTCTTCCAGTTCGATGGCGGAAGCCATTGAGGAAAATTCAAGGGTGTAAGGGCGCTGGCCTGGCGGGTAAACCTTGCCGTGCTTGGTGGCCAGATGAATGTCAGCCAGGCGGTAAATCGTTTCCGCGGCACCGCCACGCAACCAGCCGGCGATCATCCCGGCAGCAATCGACGTGCGCAGGAAACCGCCTTCACCTAACCCGCCAGACATCTGATCCGCAAAGCCCAGCATCGTGTAATCAAGGCTGACGGCAGCGGCCAGCTGCTTAACGTGAAACAGCACATCTTCAATCGCGGTGATATCTACTGGGATTGTTTGCGTGTCGATCTGGAGCTGACCTTTGCCGTCTCCCATGATTGGCAGAATTGTGTTTGTCACAGTGGTGGCCGCGTTATGCCCGCGTGCGCGTTTTTCCATCTGTTCTGCAGAACGTTTTAGCTGCTGTGACATGGTGCGCTGATACTCCGCACCGCGTGCCGGATCGAGCATGCCCATTTGCACGCCAATGAGGCGGTCAATTTTGGAGGCGTTAAAACGGGAGGCTTTCACCGATCGCACTGCAGCGCGCAGGTTCATGTACGGCTCATAGGCGTATTCAAGAATCGACGTGCCATAGTTCTGGGTTTCAACAGGCGTGCGCTTCATCGGATCGGATAGCAGGCTGTATTGTTCCGTACCGGTGTACATCGGCATCATGTTGCGCTTAGGGCGCCAGTGCGGCGTTTTCATCGGCACCAGCTCCCATGGCTTGGCAAATGTCAGAGCACCTTTCTCATCTTTGAGGTAGTCGCCCGTAAAACCTGCCAGTTGGCCACCAACTTCGTACTCCTTCACGAAATAGGGAAGGGTGTAGAAATTGCACTCAAAGCTGGTGATCCCAACTTTTGGCGTGGTGTACGGACGGATATACGCCACCCCGAAAATTGCCATCAGAGTTCCCCACAGCGGGAGCTCCTGATTGATGGCCTGGCCGATATCGTTCATCAGCTCATCGCATAGCGCCGTAGCCACCTTGTAATCCTTGTCCTCATGGTTCTGAACCGGCTTGAACCTGAACGAGAGATTAGTATTTTTGTTGATGGAGAACGCATAGGAGACATGGATATTCACCGCTGCCGCCAGCGTTGGATAAACGGACATCTCTTCGAAAAAGGGATAGCGCTCGATCCGCTCTTCAGGTAGCCGAAGTTCATCCAGAATTTCCCGCCCCGGATTCACCAACGAATCAGACAAGTCTTTCCCTGCTGAGTCAGACCCAAGAAGGCCTGAGCGGGAATAAATCGCCCCATATCCACCGCTGCCAGAAGGCCCAAGGGCCAGCGGCGTACCCTTATTGGCTCGACTACCGGGTAACACTGTTTCCAGCGCCTTACGGATGTTGTCGAAAGGAAATTTTGGCATTGCAGATTACACCTTCGATAGAATGAAATTTAGTATCCTATGTCAATTTATCAAATGTTCACTTTGGAGGTGACGATGGCCGACGACAAAGAGGCGTTCAGCAAGGCGATACTTGCCTGCAATTCAGTGGGTGAGATCGTTCGCTTCATTCAGGCGCTGGCACGGGTGATACGTAAGCCAGTGGTGTTTGGGATCACCAAGCAAAGCGGCGTGTCTGTAGAGCGCGCGCGGAAGGAAGCTAACCGCAAGGCACTGGAATTACTGAATAGCCTGCCTGATGGGGCGCAGCTGAACGATGAGCAGCGCCAGACTCTGGCGGGCTATACCGGTGAGGGGGGGATCGGCGGTTCAACTCATGAGTACTACACACCGCAGTATGTTGCAGAAGGGATGTGGCAGATCATGAAGCTCCACAACGCTGACGTAGGCAACACACTGGAGCCATCCGCTGGCGCCGGGGTATTCAACGAAACCAAGCCGCGCGGAACCATCATGACGGCAACAGAAATCAGCTCGATCTCAGGACGCATTAACCAGCTGCTCCACCCGGAAGACGACGTGAAAGTTGCGCCTTTCGAAACGCTCGCAGCGGGTACTGCAGACAACAGCTTTGATCACTGTGTTGGGAACGTGCCGTTTGGGGACGCACGCGGGGATACGATCAACCTCGATAAGGCGTACACCAAAGAAAAAGACATAGGCCGTTACTTCATTCTCCGTCTACTCGACAAAATCCGCCCTGGCGGCATCGCCTGCATTGTTGTGCCATACGGCATGACCAGCGGCAGTCGCATGAAGAAACTGCGCCAGCAGGTATCACGTAAAGCCGAGTTCCTGGGCGCGCACCGCCTGCCATCCGGCACCTTTGAAGAAAACGGCACGTCGACTGCCGTTGACGTCTGGGTATTGCAGAAGCACCCGGAAGCACTGGCCGATCTGATTGCGCAGGCAGATGAAACGCTGCTGACGGAGGCTAACGTGTTATGGCCAGAGTTCATCGCCGGCAAATGGTTTGAACAGGACGGAAGGCGGTTCGTATACGGCGAAACCGAGAAAGGTTTCCAAGGCCGCATCATCATCCGAAACGACCAGATCACGCCTGCTGCTATCAAAGAAAAACTGGCGCAGAAGTTCGATAGCCGCATCAACTGGGACATGCTGAGCATCCAGCAACCGCAGACCATGAAGGCAGAGGAAGGCGAGCAACGCGAGATTAACGGTCAGTGGCGCGTGTTCACCGCGGGTGAGTGGGTGCTTGATGTTTCCGGCCAGCCGCAGGCTATAGATCCGGCACGCTATGGCATTAGTAATCTGGACGAGCTCAAAGTGGTGATGCGCAATCCTGAATCCCTGCTGGCGCGCCAGTGGGATCATATGCAGGCGCTGATGCAGGATTACCCGAACAGCATTGATGAGCCAACCCGCAAAGCATTTCAGTTTGCACAGGGCGTGTCCGTTGCCCAGCGTGAACGCGTTTTCCGTGGTGCGATCATTGGTGCTCAGATCGGTGTGCTGCAGGACGCCGCCGCCAGCCATCTTCCTGCGGTTGACGTGGATACCATGCGCCAAAGCGTAGCGCGGCTGGTGGAAGGTGAGCTACAGCGGTTCGGCAACCCGAACCAAGGCCGTGTGAGCAAGGTTTCTGGCAACAGCAGCGGCAACTGGCTGAAGTTCCGCGCGGCCATTACGACCGATGGCCAGCTGTCTGACTTTCTCCAGGGCAAGCTCGAAACGCAGACCGGACCAGCTTATGACGCCACCAACCATGAGCAGGTTATCCGCCATCTGTTTAATCAGATCGACCTGGTGCCGATCACCCTGGAAGAGTTCCGCAAAACATCCGCCGCAACGCTGCCAGAAAGTGATGATCAGCTGTTGGATATGCTCGCCAGCACGGACGGGATCGCCCTCACAGCCAATGGCGATTTGATGCCTATGGACCGCGCCACCAGCGGTGATATTGGCGTCATGAGTGCCGGGATTAAGGGTGTTCTGGGGGTTATTGGTGAAGGCCCGCAAAAAGATAATTATCTGCGACAGCTGGAGCAGATCAATGCGCGCCGCAAGTGGACTGGTATTGACGACATTACGTTTTCGCTCAACTCGCGCTGGTTTGACCGTTCCTTGCTACTGGAATACCTGAAAGAAAATGGCTACGACGAGCTGACGTATGTCAAAGAAATCGAAGTCGAGAATGGGGCGCTCGTCTCTGAACAGGGCTACCAGGGCACCAACGGGGTGTTTGCCGGATACCGATACGGCACCGTGTTGAAAAAGGACAGCACCGGCGCCACGGTGCCGACCTATGCCCGCAAGTCAAACAGCGACCCATTCCTGCCGCAGCTGGAAAAATACCTCAATGGTGGCAAGCCGATTGGTATTAATGCGGAGTCGTATCTGGAGAAAATTAAAGATCTGGAATCTGGTTTTAACGATTGGATCCGCCAGCATGATGAGATCGACGCGCTCGCTGAGCAGTACAACAACGCGTTCAATGCTTACATCCCGTTTGAACAGTCTGATGCCAGCCTGAACCTCACGGGCATAAGTGGTGAGCGGGTACCCTTCAGCTACCAGAATCAGGAAGTTCGCCGTCTCTCAGAAGACGGGCGCGGCATCCTGGGCTTTGGAACTGGACTGGGTAAGACAACTACGGCGCTGGCGCTGGAGGCGTACAACTTCGAAAACGGACGCAGCACCCGCACCGCGATCGTCGTGCCGAAAGCGGTTTATGAAAACTGGTATCACGAAGCCAAATCGTTCTATTCGCCGCAGGTGTTCAGCAACATCCTGTTTGTTGGCCTCGATGTGCAGTTGGATGATGAGGGTAACGCTAAGCAGGTGCCTGTTCTGGATGACAGCGGCAACCCGGTAATGGGCAGAGATGGCCAGCCGCTGACGCGTGATGCGCTGTCGCTGTCGGGCTCTGACACTGTTAAAGCCCGCATGAACCAGATCCCGCACAGTAATACGCGCCTGGTGGTCATGACCAAAGAGCAGTATTCAGGGATCCCATTGCGTGCCGAGACGGTCCGCGATCACGCACAGGATATTCTGTTTGCTCAGGCCGACGCAGGGCGCGTGAAAATCGGTACTGACTCATACCGCGAGCAGAAGAAAAAAGACCGCCTGTTAACGGAGCACTCAGATACCGGCACTGAGAAACAACACGATTACCCGTATTTTGAAGACATGCATTTTGACAGTGTGATCGCTGATGAGGGCCACAACTACCGCAACAGCTACAGTGCTGGCCGTGAAGCCACACAACTGGCATATCTCCCATCCCCGCAGGTTGCGCAATCAGCGCGAGATATGGCGGTGAAAAACGCCTATCTGATGTCGAAAAACAATGGGCGTGGACCGGTATTGCTGACCGCAACGCCAGTGGTAAACAGCCCGATTGATGCCTTTAACATGCTTTCCCACTGCGTGAGCTATTCCGACTGGCAGCGTATGGGTATCTACACCCCGGACGATTTCGTTAAAGAGTTTGGCCTCACTGAGATGTGCAGTGTTATCAAATTGTCGGGGGAAGTTGAGCAGAAGCAGGGGCTGGTAGGGTTCAAAAACCTTGATGGCTTGCGCGGTATTTTCCACCGCTGGACGACTCTGAAAACCTCCGCGGACGTGGCTCAGGAGGTAAAAATACCGGAGCTGGAAGAAAATACCGCAGAAGCGCCAATGTCGACGGAGCAGGCGGAAAAATATGAAGAGCTGCGCGAGCGTGCGGAGAAGCTTTCAGCTGGCCAGACTGACAAAATCACAAAGGATGATGACGGCAATCTGATACCGCCAGATTCCATCTTTGCGATCATCCGTGACATGGACCGAGTTTGTACGGATATGGATCTGTATCACCGTCAAATAACCTTCCGTTTCCCGGCAGAGCAGGCCGAAAACATCCGCCAGCTGGTGGCCGATCTTCCCGGTGCCATCAACGCAGACAGTGAAGATGAAGACAGCTATGGCGCAGAAGGTCAGTTCAGCGTCAAAGACACTGGCGCGTTTACCACACTGGTAGTGCCAGAGGTGTTTGAACAGGAAGTGATGAAGCGCCTGGCGAAGTTCGGCCTTCAGGAAAAGGATATGTCTCACCCTCTAACGCCGAAATACTCAGCGTTGGTGGAGCGCCTGAAAGAGGGATTAAAGCGCGGCAAACAGATCATCTTCACCGATGAGAAAAGCCAGCACGGCAAGTTAAAGCGGATTCTCGCCACGCAGCTGGGCATTGACCCGTCAATGATTGGGATCCTGAACGCAACAACCGTTGCTGATGCAGGTAAAAAGGGCAAGAAGCCTAAAAAGGTGAAGCCGCCTAAAGACCTGCCGGACGATCCGACTGAAGACCAGGTACTGAACTATAACACCCAGAAAGCCGCCTATGATGAGTATGTCGCTGCCATCAATGAGGTGAGTTTGGGCGGGCTGGAGCAAATCGCCGCCGATTACAACGAAGGCCGCACCAGCATCCTCATCTGCAATAAAAAGGCTGAAGTAGGCATTAACCTGCACAAAGGCACAACGGACATTCACCATCTGACGCTGCCATGGACGCCAGCCAGTATTGATCAGCGTAACGGGCGCGGCGCCCGCGTGGGTTCAACTCACGACCGCGTGAACGTCTGGTATTACTGCGGCAAGGGCTCATTTGATGAGTTCCGCCTTCAGACACTGAAGCGCAAGCGCACCTGGATTAAGGAGATCCTGACGTCTGACGCCTCGCAGATGGCTAACGCCGATGCAGGCAACATGGTTGAAATGCAGTTGCTGCTCTCAGCCAATCCGGAAGAACGTGAGCGCCGGATTGCCCAACAGCTCGCTGAGGCAAAAGCTGCCGCCCTGGCGCGCGCGAAGAAACGCGCAGCCGTCGACCTGTCGAACTACATCAAGGCACAACATGCCGGCGCTGCGGATCTGGCAACAGAGAAGGACAAAATCACTACGCTGGAATCCCGCGCAACCTCCTTCGCTGACGGTCTGCAAGAGGCCCGTGCCGAGCTTGAAGCCCTGCTGCAGAAACAGGCTCAGGCACAGGCTGAAATGACCGACAATCCGAATGACTGGCGGCCAAAGCATGAGTTTAAAATTGCCGAATCTGAGATACGCGCCAAGCGTCTGGAGCTTAACGACCGCAGCAAGTTCGATGCGGATGCCCGCTCTCAGCTGGTGAAACAGCAACGTAAAATTGCCCGCCTGGCGAAAGCCGAGCAGGAGATCAAGCGTCTCCGTCCAGTGGTGAAAAAGGCGATCGATGAGGGCATTTTGGATATCGACCCGGACGTGATCGACCACGGCAAAGACTTTCTGGTTGTGGACGGCAGGGCGTTCAAGGTCGGCCAGATCTATAACTTCAATACCACCAGCAACGGTTCCAAGAACAACAAGATCTCGTATGCGCGTATTAGCCGCCTAGATTTTGATGCTCAGACGGCTGACATGCGCGGCATCTTTTCGGCGAATGGGACTAACGTAGCGGGTTCAAGTAAAGGTGTTCCGGTCGCCTATCTTGGCGCGCTAAGCGATGTGACAGCCTCAGAGCTGGAGTTGCTGAGTAAGTTCCAGGGTGGGGTAAGCATGGCATCAATCCATGACATGCTGACCAAAGATCAGTTTAAGCACTACATCGTCACGGGCCAGTTGATGCTGACTGACTCCCAGGCGGTGTGCATTAAAGATGGCAAGTATGATCTGGTCGAGCTGAACCGGAGAAGTAGTGGCTTCGGCAGTTATGGGATGTATGTTGACGCAAAGTGGTATCAGCAGAATGGCGCATCTCTGGTCTATCCCGATCGCAGCGATGAGCAGTTAAAACAGACCATTGCTATCATGGAGCGCCGCAAACGCAATATCAGCTACGCCGCAAAAGACTTCCTCGTTGCGCTGTTTGGTAAGGACTATCAGACGGTAATGAATGGTTTGGGTGAGATTGCCGGGCCAGATGTGATCAACGCCGTGGTGGCCAAGCGTATGAGCGGCAAGATGTACACCTATGACTTTGACTACAACCGCGCAGTAGCCAGCTTCATCTTGGACGGTTCGGTCAATGTACCGCGCCTGCAAGGTATGCGATTCGTGAACGGCGATATTGATGCGACATACACCAACACCGCTGATTTTGAAAAGGCGCTGCAGGACGCAATTGCGCAAGCATATTCAGAAGCACGACAGATGTTGATAGCCGGTAAGGCACAGCGAGCCCAGGATGATTATGCGGAGTTCAAGACGCATGTTGAACGTGGCGAGCTGAGCTTTGAAAAGGGCGTTCTCCATGCGGTCGAGGGGTACGGTTCCTTTGAGGGTATTTTTGCGAGTAGCCAGGGCGGTTTGCAGGGTGTGATCATGTGTGCCGCTGCGGTCATTCTGGGGCTTTCTTCAGCGGCCACCATAACGCCTGAGCTGCTGGTTAACACGGATAACCTGATGGCATTTGCGCATGATGTTGATAGCCGTCTGCTGAAGCTGAGCGACGAGCAGCGCAAAACGATGAAAGAAACGTATCAGCTTGCGCGCGGTCAGATTACCCCTGAGCAGATAGAGCAAGAGAAGAGCGCTGATGTCGCCAAGGTTGAAAAGGCCGAGGTGGTTACTGGGCTGGTGGACACCTCCGAGATCGTCGTGCGCATCAACACAACACAGGTGCGCAGCAAGCGCGGCGTAAATTTTGCCGCGGGCGGTTGTTTCGGCCTGCACGATCCGCAGGGCAAAGAGGGGGCGCTGTACCGGGCTAAAGATGAACTGAAATCCCAGTACGGAGCTAAATTCTTCAGTGGGTGGCGCGACGACTCAGAATTCCCAGGCGGCTGGTGGCTTATCTCTACCAGATACGATCAAGAGGAAATTCTCAAAGTGGTTGCAAAATACTAAAATATAAGGATATTGCCGGAATAATCCGGCAATCATAGAACATGACAACTTTAAAAGACACGCTACGCCCGGATGATCAGTACTTAAGCACCGTGCTCACAGGCTCGCTCGACGGGCGCAGTGAAGATGATTTCCTGAATGATTATCTGGCCGGGGTGGCGCAGTGCCTGGCATCAGAGCCGCGTTATTATCGCAGTTTCGGCCCTTGGTGGGCCGCGTTGAAGCAACTGTTAATTGAACGGAATTTTTCTGTTGTTGGTCATCAGGTCGACGAAGATATAGCCGATATTTACCAGTATGAGAATGACGCGCTGACAGCAGTCGCTGCGTATCTTTATCAGCAGGAACGGCTAAGGAACGGGCTTATTTTCTCCAGCAGTCACCAGCTTGCGGTACCGGAAAATATCGATGATGAACCGTATGAGCTCGTTTCTTACGATCTGGATCTGGAGAGCAAAGTAACTCCAAAAGAGTAATGCATAGGGGGGTAACGCATGGCAGCACTGGAACGCAATAAATTTATGGATAAACGCCGCTTGCAGGAAGAGGCACAACGCTACGGTTGTGAAATCGTACATCATCACTATCGCCGGAAGGTTATCACCCTGCATAAGGGGGAGCGCTGGACATATTTACTGCACCCGGAATCTGGGCAGCCGATTAAGCTAATGCGGGACGTATCTGTCGAAGGATGGAAAGAGGCAATCCGGATCGGGGTGCAATACCTGGATTCGGAGGCATACAGGGAAGTTATATAAAAATTAGTATTGTATGTATCAAGAAATCTGGTTACTATCCTGTTGCGCGTTACGTAACGCGTAATGATGGGGCGCTTAATTAGGTCCTGAAATAAGAAAGGTCCGCCGAAGCGGACCCCCGTTTACCCAGTGGAAAGGTCGCCAAACTCAGCCCACGGGAACAACTTAAGGATATTAACATGATTGATTATGTTGGTCGAGACGGCCACAAGCCACGCACTCAGGTTCGCCACAAAAATGTTACACCGCTGGCGGAAAAAGCTAAGTTTGTTGCAGTCGCATTCCCAATTGTTTTCACGGTCATTTTCATACTTAACCAGATCCTTGAGCACGCCTCACGGCACGGATAACCCAAAGATTAAAGCGCCCATGCGGCGCTTTTTTTTAATCAGAACAGAGGCAATATGAAACCCCAACACCCTGGTGAAATTCTGCGGGCAAGCCTTGAAAAGCAGAACCTCAGCGTTAATGAGGCAGGCCGAAAAGTTGGCTTAACTGGTGCGACTCTTTCACGCCTCATTAACGGAAAACAGGCACTGACTGCTGAGGCAGCAATAAAAATTAGTATACTATGTTCAGAATCTCCGTTAACTTTACTGACATATCAAAACTTATATGACCTTGCCCGATTGGAGGGTGGGGGGCAGTAAAACAACGGATTTTTATGAGCGATGAACTCGACCGCCTGACCGAAAATGAACAGGTAATTCTTGACCAACAGATTCAGCACGCCCGCAATTCAGCAGCCGACAAACTTCCGTTTACCGGAACTTGTCATTACTGCAAAGAGCGGATAGGTGAAAAAAAGTTCTGCGATGAGCATTGTTCGCAGGATTGGCACGAAGAGCGGGCAGCAAAGCTGCGCAATCACGGTGCTTACCGTAGTGCTGACTGATGACTTTGCGTCTTACAGATGACTGGCTTGCTGCAAACGGTCGCAGCAAGTCGGGCAAGCTCGCCAAGCCCCGTAAACCCCGCCAGAGTGACGGTATTCCCGACATAACCGCGCGTGCGCGCACCGCCGTGAAATCACCCGCACTGAAACAGCTCAAAGCCCTTGAAGTGGAGTTGGCACCGTCACCCCATGCCCAGCAATTGCTGAAGCTGGAGCGCGATCCGAAGTACGCCAAGCGTAAAGGCCCGGAGCACCGCGCCCAGGTCACTTATTTCGATTTCATGTGGCGTAAGCACCGGGACATTTATGATCGCCTCCACGCCACGCCAAATGGGGGCGTGCGCGACCAGCTGACCGGATTTGAGATGAAGGCAGAAGGGCAAAAACGCGGATTTCCTGACGTCACCCTGAACGCAGCGCGCGGCGTTTATCACGGCCTTCACATCGAGTTAAAGGTGGGGAAAAACTCCATGAGTGACTTGCAGGAAGGCTGGCAGGCGTTACTGCGCGAAGAGGGTTACGCCTGTGAACAGGTCTGGGGCTGGGAGGAAATGGTAGAGGTAACGCTGCGTTATTGGTTGCTCACAACAGGGCAAACACTGTAAGAATTGCGTTAACTAACAGCCTTGTTAGTGTTTTATGTCAGTATTTGTGGAATAATTTTCCCATCCATGAATTGGCGGGCTATGTCTCACTCATTTCCCGCCGTCATTTACTGTCCGGGAAACCCATGAACAACAAACAACACGACCCAGCTCTACAAACTTCCATCGAGGGTGAGATTACCCTCCATTCTGATGTGACCACCGTTCGCCTGCCAGAGGGTGACACGCTGGTTGTTGAATCGTGTGGCGCGGTGATCACTATCCACAAAGGGAAAGTGACTGTGTATGTGAACAACGAAGAGCAGCCCCACAACCCGCAAAGCGAGCAGCACGCCCGCCGCGATCTCACCAGCCCAGAACCTTCCTCGCTCTCAGCCCTTCAGTATGGCCAGTTCGGGTATCAAAAACGCAGCGAGCAAGCTTTCAGCCAGGTGAATGAGATTGTGGAGCGCGAATCTGATTCCACTTGGGGCGAGGAAGATATCCCTTCATCGTAATGTTCTGACCGGCGCACATGTGCCGGTTTGTTTTATGTGGTGCGAATGCAATTTGAAACTGTGTTTTGTGTAGCGTCTGGACCATCGCTTGCAAAGGCAGACTGTGAAGTAGTTGAGAGGTCAGGATTTCCGGTAGTGGCAGTGAATAACGCATATGGCATGTTCCGACAGCCATACGCCTTATTCGCTGGCGATCTAACGTGGTGGGAAGTGTACGGTGCCGATGTTCCTCATGACATCCGCCGCTGTACCGCCTCGAAAGTCGCCAGCCGTACCCACGATGTGGAATATCAGCGCTTCGGCGCTGCTGACGTTGCTTTCAACTCCGGCTCTATGGCCATCCAGTTTGCTGCCAGCCTCGGCGCGAAGACTATCTACCTGCTCGGTTATGACTGTTCCGTGACGCACGGTGAGCATTTCCATGGCAGGCATCAGCACGGTCTTCGCAACCCGACGAACTACAGCGTTGCCAAGTGGCAGCAAGAATTCGACGGCGTGCGTAAGCAGCTCCCGCACGTTGAGATTTTTAACTGTTCCCGGAGAACTGAACTAGCATGCTTTCCTTTAAAAAGCCTGGAGGCGGTGATCGCGTGATCATCGTGGCTTCCGGGCCGTCCGCAGACAAGTTTGTACCTCCGCGAGGCGTCCCGGTTATTGCGGTTAATGGCGCTATCGACTGGATCAGTCGCGCCTCATATTTCTTCACCCTGGACCCATCCGCGATCAACATGCGGCGCTTGCGCATCCGGCGCCGAAACGTGACCTATTTTGCGGCGGGGCTTCCCATTGACCTGCCCAATGTTCACCAGTTTGAGCGCCTGTCCCTGCGTGGTGAGGAACCGCCTGTTAAACACTCTCCAGAGTGGTGGCTGTGGCGCTGGTCCGCGCGTAGTGGGCTGTCAGAAAACACGCGTTATATCCATAACGGTAACAGTGCCTGGGGCGCGCTGGGGCTGGCGCACCACCTTGGCTACCGCAATGTCGCGCTGGTGGGTGTGGATGCCACACAGGAGGCCCGTGTGCATTCTGGCGGGACTCCCGGCAACTTATCTCACCTGCCGCTGTTGTTCAGCTCTGCGCTGTCTCAAATCAACGTGGTTTCCTGCGGGAAGCTCAATTCCATCCCTCAAATGAGTTTTAAAGAATGGCTAAAAAACAGCTAAAAATTGCTCTTGTTTTGCGTTCTGGCGGTGATTACTCCGCTGATGATGTGCGCACGATCGTTGCCCAGCTGCCTGCGGGCGCGGAAATCCTGTGCTTTACCGATATCCCGTTTGTGATGGACGGCGTGACATGCGTCAACCTGTCTAACCCGTATCGAGGTGTTAAAGGCTGGTGGGCGAAAATGGATCTGTTCCGTCCGGATATTACCGATGACCTGCTGTATTTCGATCTGGATACGGTTATCACCGGCGACATCAAAAAGCTGCTGAAAATCTCCAGCGACAAGATGGTGATGCTGACTGATTTCTACCATCCACAATATCTGATGAGCTCAGTGATGTTCATCCCTAATGCGGCTAAAAAAGCCGTCTGGGACACGTTCTGGCGTGAGCCGCAACGTCACATCCAGGAGTGCACCATCACCAAGAAGTGGGGCGATCAAGGCTTCATTCGCGGGGTGATTGGTGACTGTCCGCGCTTCCAGGATCTCTATCCGGGCTGGTTCGTGAGCTATAAGGCCGACGTAGTGAAAGTGGGGGAAAGCCCGTATGCCACTGAGCGCTATTCTCGCGGAAATGGTGAGCTGCCTACAGGCACGCGCGTGGTGATCTTCCACGGCAAACCACGTCCCAGAGACTGTGGTGAATCGTGGGTGCCACCGTTCCTTACCTACGAGGTTGCGGCAGAAAGCGAAACCAGTTAACTCCGGTTATTTGCCATAAAAGGCGGGTAATCACCCATTTAACTTTACAAAAGATACTAAATTGTGGATATTGTTGCGCGATCATAATTTAGTATCTTATGTCGGATGCCTATGAGCCTGCTACGTAAGATATTTTCCCGCCGTTATCACTTTTTTTCGGTGTGCTTTATGACCGACAACGGGGCGCGCTCACTGATAGCGCAGTACCCGGATAATCTCATGACTCCGCTACGGCTGGGCATGCTCGCCAGGCAGGAAGACTACCCGGATAACGTGCCGGTGCTGTCCGTTTCATACCTCGGCTATATGAGCATGCACACGGCCAGCACCAAACTTTAAAGGTAGAATATATGTCCGCTCAACCAGCCGTTGCAGAAGCACCCAGCATTTTCGAGAAGCTGCAGGAAATCGAAGGTCCACTAGCCCAGCTCAACTATGCCATTAAGCGCGTCAGCGGTGATGACATGACGGTGCGCTATATCGATAACTGCATGCAGATGCTTCGCGCCTGGGCAGAAGAGCTGGCGGGCATAGCTAATGCCGATTACAACGAAACGGACGAGCTGGTGGAAACGCTTGGCAGCCGTGATATGGCGCTGCGACTTGTGCAGTCTGACCTGGCTAAAGTCCGGGATGAGCTGGAGGTCGCATTAGGTCGCCTGAATAACCAAGACGAAGAAGTTTCTGAAGCCATTGAGCGCGCCCGTTTCGAATTCCAGCGCCATATCGATGAGCTTACCGGCCTCCTTGAAACCAATAAGGGCGAGCTCAAAGAAAAGAACAGCATGATCGAGGTGTACAAGACACGCGATATCAACATGCGTGCTGAGATCAAAGCGCTGAAGATTCTGGAGCCGGAAAAACTCAAGAAGAAAAACACCGAACTTAAAACGGAAGCCCGCGCTGACCGCGCCAAAATTGCTGAGCTGGGCAAGTCTCTCCGGGAGCGCGATGCTGCGAGCCTGGATCTGCGCCAGCAAAACACGATACTGATGCAGGGGCTGGAGTCTGAACGTGGTGAGGTTGCCCGCCTTGCTGGTCACATCGCTCGTAATGATGGTATCAGCGCGGGCTATCGCTATGAAACCATAATGGCTGGTGGCCAACCGCTACATTTCACAATAAACCGCCGCTATCACGGCACCTACACCCTTCAGAGTGCAGACGTGCGCCCGCGTTTGATCAACAACCTCGACTTTACTTTCATCATCTGGCTTTCCATTGGCGTTGGTGCAGCTGTCTCGTTCAACGAGTGGTTGCGCCCAAGCTATCGCCGCGATCCGCTGGTCACGGAGTACTGGCCTGATGACATCTACGATGCGCTGGAAGATATGATCAAGGATGAGCTCGAGAGCACGCATCCGCACCTGCTTCAGCGTACCGAGTGGGCACGCAGCATTCCGACCGAAAGCATTGAAGGGCTGACCGCAGCAGCCAGAAAAGCGCTGCTGGCTGACAATCACAACACTCTTCGCGACATCGTGATGTTTGACGCTGGCGAACTGGCCATGACCAAGGGCATCAGCCAGAAGATGGCTGAGGCGATTCTTGCCGCCTGTTATCTGCTGGTCGACAGCTGGGACAAAGAGAACGGTGTGCCGGTGCTGGCACACGGTAAGCAGCCGAAATAACACGCATGCCACCCGGCACGCCAGCGTTTCAAAGGCTTTGCCTGTGGTTCTTAGGGCACTGCTTAAAAGTGCACAGAACAATCCAACTAACCAAGGAAACGAAAAGTGTCGAAATTATCGTATGAAGCAAAGCTGTTCTGGATCTTCCACGAAACCACCAGCATGACCCTGAGCAAAGGCTCTAGCGGCCAGGCTGCGCTTTCAATCGTTGACGAACAGAGTGAAGCGTACACCTACACCGGGACGCTGCCCCAGGTTATCGATGCGGCGTTCCTGGAGATTTCCCCGGACGCAGAGGCTGAGGTTGCCGCCGAAAAGGCTCGCGCTTTGTTCTCTCGCCTGACCTTTGGGCTGGTGGACGACCCGCTTCAGCATGCCGCAGAGCAGGCGCTTTATGAGCAAGCGAGCTCATAATTATGCCAACGGATAAGCAGTATCGTGGTTACACGCTGGAAGAGATTTTCTGGTGGGTTAAGCGCCTGAGTGAAAACTTCTCTATGCGCATTGAGGCGGGGGAGTTCCGCCTGGTCTTCTCGCACAAGAGCTGTGGCACCCAGGAGCTTTACGGCAAGCTCTGGACTATCGCCAAGAACGCCCTCGATGCGCTGAAGTCAGCGATTAAGGCGGCCAGTAGCGGTGATCTTGAAGCTTACGCGGAAGAGTTCCCGCAGAGTGAGTCTGTTTAAGTTGTAGGGCCGCTGCTGCGGCCCGGTTTTCCCCCCGGAGCATTCCCCAATGAGTTACACCCCGTTCACTGTTGTTATCCCCGCCCGTATGAACTCAACACGCCTGCCGATGAAACCCACGCAAAACATTAATGGCCGCCCGATGATCGCGCACACGATTGATCGCGCCAAAGAGTCAGGCGCCGAAAAAGTGATCGTCGTTACTGATCATCCTGTGATTGGCAGGATAGCTGCTGATGAGGGGGTGATGGTAAAGCTTACGCCTTCTGAATGCGTCAGTGGCACCGACCGCATCGCGCTGGCCATATCCGAGCTGGGTATCCCTAAAAGCACTGTGATCGTGAACCTGCAAGGTGATGAACCGATGTTTCCCGGTGAGCACCTGGCAGAGCTGGCGCAGTTATTGAAGGTAAGCGGCACAGAAATGGCGACGGTCGCCGTATCCGACCTTACGGCCACCGAGCTGGACGATCCGAATGTGGTTAAGGTCGTGGGGGATAGAACCGGCAACGCTCTGTATTTTTCACGCGCCGGCGTGCCGTTCTCGCGGGACGGCCAACTGATTTACGATCACACCATGCGGGCTTATTTCATGCGTCACGTCGGTGTTTATGCTTATCACGCCGGGTTCCTCCTGGACTTCATCAAGTGGGGCATTTCACCGCTGGAATACACGGAAAAGCTGGAACAACTGCGGGTGTTATGGAACGGCGGCAGGATCCGGATTCATCGTCTAAATGAGCTGTCAGCACATGGGGTGGATACCATGGACGATTTGCTTAAAGTTCGTGATCTGATGAAGTGATTTAGCAGCTAAATTCATACATTTAGTATCCTTAATCAATCAATAAATTCAGTAAAGAGCCTTTGTTGCCTGGTTCAATGTGGCAAATAAATTCCTATTTAGTATTGTATGTCAAAATTGCATGAGCTAAATTCCCTGCACGCAAAACGGCATACCGTTGCGACTAATTACTTTAATAGGACATTAATATGAACGCTTTGCAGACAGAACTGCCCCAATTTGAAGCCCCGACCGCAGACGCCATGAGCCGTGTTTGCTTGATGTTCCAGATCGCCACAAACAAAGCGATTACGCCGGAAGAGGGATATCAGTTCCTCAGCCTGTGGAACATGATCGCCAAGCCAGCGGCGGCAGCTTCAGTACTCAATTCGGCTGTTACTGAGACGGCACCCGCGGCAGTAGTTAGCGAACCCGCCAAGGCAAGCCCGTCTACTCCGCAAAGCGTGGCATCTTCTGCCCCTATTAAACCCGCGCAAGTCATCGCCACTCCAGCACCTGTAGCACAAGCAGCGCCTGTACAGGCTCCTGAACCTAAGCGTGAAATCATGCCGCCGATTGAAGAGATTAAGGTGAAGGGGGTAGAGCAGCCGCTTCGCCGCCAGCCTGAATCCTTTATCAACGACTCTCGTTTCTGGGTACAGGGCTACAACTGGAAAATCCTGGTGGAGCCGTTCAACACGGATCTGCATGGCGCTGCGTATTACGTTCACTTTAAACACCGTCCGTCACAGCAGGATTTCAACGAACACTATGTTGAATTTACGGCCCGCCGTGCGCGCGTACACGTGATGGAATCAACAGGTTCGGAGTCACGCCGCATCACTGATGAATTCTGTTCATTCCGGGAAGCAGGGCACATGAACTTCGGTACCAAAGAGACAATGCGCCCTAATGCTAACTGGCCCGATGGCTCCCGTTTCCGTGCCGTGTTTTCTGATGTGCGCATTGGCGGACAGACCAATTACATCTATTTCCCGAACAACCCGACCAAAGCGCAGATTGAAAAAATCAGCATGGCGAAAGGGTGCGTGACGGTAGATCAACGCCACACAGTAGAGAATGACTGATAACACACTCCCGATCTCACTACAGGCGGTTATTGACCAGTTCCAGGCATTAACCGCCAATGTTAAACACCTTACGGCTGAAAGCGCGGCCCTGTACCGCGTCTTTGAGGTGGCTATGCAGCTGGTGCACAGTCAAAGCGACTGGACACCAGAACATCGCGAACAGCTGGCTTTGGCAGTGAAGGCATGTAAAAACGCGCCGACCACCGCCAAAGCTATACGGGACATCCAGGCCAGCGGTATGGATTTAGTCGGGGAAGAGCTCACACAGCAATTGCGGAACGGCGTTGATGATATGTACCGCCCCGGTATTAATCTCTGCATCGGCGCAGCTGCTTCGCGTGCCTTCTATCACCGCCTGGCAAGGTAAATACCCCCCGATCACTTTTATCGAGGCACTATGGAACGCAAGACATATGCAGAACTGAACTGCAGCCAAATCAAAGCACTCGCTGAGTTTTTTGATTTAGACGTAACCGAGAAAGAAGGCTTCAGCGCCGAACGCAAAGCCATCATCTCGCACGCTGAGATCCCGGCGTTCCCTGATGAGGGTTTGCCTGAGTACAGCGGCCTGGTCGCTTACGCCGAGAATGATTTAGAAGATTCTCAGTATGGCGTGCTCCAGCTGGAAGAATAAATCCTCTGTTTGGCCACCAGCTGGTGGCCGCAGATAAAATGCGATAACTCTGCCTCACCAGGGCAACCAAAAGAAGGAAACGAATATGTTTGGGCTCCTGAAAAAAGCGAAAGCTGCAAAATCTGAAATCAAGAAATTTGAGAAGCGCGATCTGGCGCAGGCAGTCGTGAATGCTGCCTACCTGGTTGCTTATGCCGATGGCGAATGCGAAACGTCAGAGAAGGCGAAGATTGAGCAGGTGCTGCGCAATCAGCCAGCGCTCGCGGCATTCACCTCTGAAATTAATGGAATCAGCTCCACGATCATCGGCCAGCTGGAAACGAATTTCAAAATTGGCCGTCGTGCCGCTCTGCGTGAAATCGAAGATGTTAAACACGACACACGCGAAGCAGAGGACGTGCTTGATGTAGCCGTTGCAATTGCTGAAGCAGATGGCGAAGTTGAACCACAAGAGCGCAAGGTGCTGGAAGAGATCGCAAATATTCTCGGATTGCGTCTGGAAAATCACCTCGATGCTCAATCTTAAGCTGCTGCTCGTTGCGGCATTGCTTGTAATGTCCGTGCTGGTGGATTTCACCAGCATGATCCTGTCGCGTGTCTCTGACGGCATTCTGATAGGTCTGGCGGTATATCTCGCATGGCCGTTCATCAACGCTGCACTTAAAGTAAAAGTAACGAAACAGCCATAGACGGCAGTCAGCGGCAGACTTAACCAGCCCGTGACGGTGTGAAAGAACACGGCTGCAATGAGCTATTGCTCACTGCAATCTAGCCATAAGGCCGCAGGTAGTCTGCGAGCTGGAGAAAGCGCATTACCCCGCCGATGCGTGGCGAAAAGGCGGGGGCACAACAGGAGAGAGCACCGACCGAGCCAAGCGGTTGCCCAAAGCTTCACGGTGTTCTCTCCGTTATGATGTAGCGATCTGGTAACAACGAAATTGCTGTGTGTAGTCTTTGCCCATCTTTGTGATGGGCTTTTTTACATCTAAAACTAAACTCCATGTTAGATATGTTTGTTATGCCTAAGGGCACGGTGCATTACTCAGCAGGAGTGTCGCCAGCGGCTGAACAGGAAAGAGAGGATCGAATGGATGGTACTGAATGGCTTTTAGCGTTTGTTTACTACCGGCATCATTCGTATAGCAGATATTCAGACGCCTTAACGAGCCGAGCAAGCAGCGAAAACTCAACTACTCTTGTATTATGTTAGTAACCGTGAGTAACTATAAATGGATCTTTCCGCCAAACCTAAAACAGTGAAGATTGATGATTTCAATTTTGTGTCTGTCAAACCAATAAAAGACCATACTTTCGGGCTTACTGACGCTCAGGCCATGAGTACTTTTCCAATTGGCCCGGTAACAAAAGACAGTAAAATTTTTATTTTCAGCGTGTCTTGTGGCAGCTCGGTTGACCAATTTATTAAAGAAATTGTGCCTAGAATACAAAAAGGTGAGCCCGTTCTGCTCGCCAACATGCTGAGACATGATGCCGATTTAAACGTCTGGACAAGGATCTTTAAGCTCAAGTCTGAGTATCGCATGGGGCTGGTGACAAAAATCTACAAAGAAACATATGACAAAAAAGGGCTAAGTATGGATGGCATTCATAAAGTCATTGATAGGTACCTATCATCCGTTCCTCTTGAAAAGGTTTACTCCGGATACAGCCTCGAACAGGCTGCAGTCTCCGGGATATTGACATCATTCGCATTGCGCGAACTCTATAACGTAACCGCAACCCCAGTATTTACCCGGATAAAGTGAGGCGTCCAAATGGCCTTAACAAGAAGAACCTTTGTATTATCTGCTCTGTCTTTAGTGATGCTCGCCTGTTACCAAAAATCATCGTATGCCTGTGGTGTAGAACAAACTAATCGCTTTCTGAAAGGGATTGCTGTCAGTGTTGTTGCGGCCTGGGTGTATACGCTTGTGGAAATCCTTTCTATCGGGACCTTGACGACATTGGCATTTCCTTTAGCGGTTACTATTGCCGGGGTGCTGGTTGCCGCAGCTATAGTGAAAAAAAACAAAGACTGCTTATCAACAGATATAAGCGGTATCCTGGGTTCACAGTAGCGTCAGCGTCCCGTTATTAACGCGTGACGGTAAAGCATGCTCAGCGGAGCATAAAAACTTGCCAACATGCTCAGTTGAGCATAAGTTACATCTTAAGGGCAGCGCGTTGCTGCTCACCCATCAGAGATGTGACAAATGACCCTTTATACAAATACAGACGCGACCACCGGTGATTTGCTTGCGCGGGGATCTGAACAGTGAGACTGCAGCGTGAAAGCATCAATTCGAATGACCGGGAGCATGACGGCCTTTGGTATTTTATTATCGTTGGCACCGAAGAGCAGGGGGATCGCGTTGAACGTATTGAGGATGCGCTGAGCCTCACGGAGCTGCCTTGCTACTGCTACGCCAACAGCAAGCATTATCAAACCTGGGGGCATTTCTCCGATCGTTGCCCGGTCTATTCTGATGGCTACAGTAGCGGCTACTGGATACCTGTCGATCTGGTGGCTGCGTTCAAAGCGGCCTGGAAGGTTGCCAAGAAGACGGCTTGACAGTTCCGGCAACCAGCCTATGAAAGCATGCTCCCGTGAGCATGCTTTTTTGTTAGTATGGCGGCAATAGCGCGAAGCACTCGCAGGCGCAGAGAATCGAAGGGTGTAGGATGATTAAAGATTGGATCCCGCCGTCAGGCGCACAGGTAAAGGCGATACGTGAATCGGCTGGATATACGCTCCAGCAGATGGCAGATGCCTTTGGCATGAATTACCGCAGCTGGCAGGCAAAAGAGTCAGACAACAAGTCCCACCGGAGTCTGAGTTATATTGAGTATCACTATCTCCTGTTGCTTTGCGACAGCCACCCGGATTTCGACGTGACCCGCAAGCCCTCCAGCAATTAACCGCCCATCAGGGCGGCTATTCCTTTGTCCCATAAAAAACCCGCGCTTGCGGGTTCTTTGTTCACGGCGTTCCAAACTCCGGATGCTTCGGGTTCAGTGTGTAACAGATATACGATGGTGACCACTCACGGGTGTTGTTATTCGTATCTTTCACCGTCACAGCAATACTGGTCACGCTACACGTCTGGACGCGTATCTCAACCTCATTAGCCATCACCACGACATCGCCAGGGATAAGCTCGGCGGCTCTTTTCTGGATGAACTTTTTCATTGCTGCTCCTGCTGTAGTAAAGCGCCACCAGCTGGTGGGGCGTAATGGTGTTAATTCATCAGGCTTCGATAATCAGGCGCTCTACTACTGCGTGAGTGGCGGTGTCTTTATTGATCATCTCCCACACCATCATGTCGTAGCCGCCATCATCCCCGCGGATAATGTCGACCTGCCGCCAAGATCTGTAAAACCACGCTTTACCGCCATCAATTGGCAACTGGTCGCCAGCGCGCACAAACAGACGCAGAAGCGTGTTTTCCTGTGAAGTAGGGTTATCACCAATCTCAGTGGCGTAAGCCTCCAGAAATGCCACACGCGCGCTGATGCGGCAGACCTTTTGGTCTGTCGGAGTGACTGGTGCCTTAGCTGGCTTTTTTGCTTCAGTTGATTCGTCCGTGCAGTTCTCCAGGTTAACTGACAGGTACTGCATGAAATCTGCCTTGGACGTGGGTTCGTACACCATGCCGGTGCGGCCTGAGAACTCAGCAGCTGCATCTTCAAAAGGCCAGCCGCAAGCGTCCATCAGGTGCTTGGCAAGTGCGATTGCCTCAAGGATGAGCTGATAAGAAACAACGACAGGCTGCGTCTCAGACAACCTGGAGTGGTCGCCCAGCATCAGGCACAGGCGAGCGCCATGCATTTGATCCTTAAGCGCGTTGCGGGCGGCTTCAACGCGGTGAGCCATAAGGACGCTTTTGAACACGTGATACATGTCCAGGTTATTAGCTTGTGAAAACTGGCCGCTACTGCGTACTTCGTCCAGCTTTTCATTGATGAGCGCTTTAGTGCTGCGCAGAGTTTCGTTTTTCTTGCTCAGGTTCAGGTAAGCGGCTTGTGCAATCTGGAAAGTTTTAGCGGCGATAGTAACGTTCATTTTCGTTTCTCTAAGGTTGTTGGCGACATCTGCCGCTGAGCCATTAATATATGCTCTGCTGAGCATGCTGGCAAGGATTAATCTTAAGCAAAAAGTGCTACTAGGGTACTAAATAAAAGCTCCTTTTAATTGTTTATGCCTCTATATGCTGTGTTAAGGAATCGAAAAGCAATGACATACAATACTAAATTTATCTTGCATAAGTCTTTTAGGAATAGTTATAGTTGTTTTCCGCCAAACACAGCTAACAACAGGAACACTCACTCATGGCAAAAGCGTATGTTGTGATAGAGAAGGGGCTTAAAGCCCGCCACGCTTTGATGATTATGTGCATTGAGGGGCCAGCCGAATTTATTGAGTTCGCGACCAGCCGACTCTCCAAGCGCTACGCCTCAATGGGCATCACAGAAGCCGGTGCAGCCGCAGGCACTACCCGGCATTTCTTTAAAATCAATTTCACGCTTCGCTCTGATTTCATGGCCGACTGGAAAGAGGCAAAGCTCGCCGCGCCGGACCTGAAAAAGCGCATCACCAAGGACAACGTTGTCCCTGACGCCAGCGCAGTGATGAAAGCCCAGATTGAGCTCAACAAGGCTGAAGAAGCTTTAGCCAGAGCCATCGAGCGAAGCCCTGCACCTGTAAAAAACACCTACCCGGCCAAGGCGCTGAGCGCGAAGCGTGGCGGCGTTCGACGTGCACACCGCCAGCTGGTGATCAACAAAATGGAGGCGGAAGTTCTCGATGCGCTATTTGTCGATAAAGACCGCACCAAGCCGCAGCGGATCTCCATCGCACGCGTTCCCTATAAGGATCCGTATGGCCATCCGGTTAAAGGTCGCGCTCTTTGTCATCAGGCAGCAGAGGAACACTGGGCTAAGTGCGTTAAATCGCATCGCCTGGCTATCCCGATAGGCCAGATCACCCCGGATTACGCAAAACGAGTGTTAGAGACATTCGGCAGCCTGGAGGCATATCTGGGTTTCATGTTGGTCGGAAACACAACGGCGTTACGTCTCCCGGTCATTGAAAGAGCGCTGGAGCAGCTGAAAGAGATCCCCGCTGAAATCAGCCGCGAGGAAGTATTAAGCGCATATCAGGTGGCCACCCGTTCCGTTAACGAGTTCGCCGCCTGGCTGGAGATGGTCAACGCCATGTATCACTACGATGTGTTGGATATTGTGCGGGGAATCACGCATATGCAGGCGTTTGATCCAAAGCGCTACCAGCTGGCACTGACAGTACTAAAAGCGATGCGTAAGCGACTGGTTAAAGTCGACGAGCGACAGGTTAAAGATATTGAAAACCCGTTCACCATTTCAATTTGTGCGCCAGAAGACGAGATTTGCGAACCAGAGGAAGCAGCATGAGCCAGAAACAGCACCTGACCGCCAAGTTCACGCCGACAGCGAGTAATGCCCTCGACTGGTGGACAAACAAAATGAAGGAAGGCGGTTATCAGGCTTTTTGCGCCGAGATGGAACGCGCCGCAGCTGAAGTCATGGGCCGTTATGGCTTCGACGATGAAATCATGCGGGCATTCGATGTAGACAAAGTATTTGAGTTCAAGCGCACATGAGTGATCGATATTTTGCGCTCAAAAAGCCCTGTGCAAATTGCCCGTTCCTGAGCGAAGGCGGCATAGAACTCAATCCGGGAAGGCTGGACGGCATCAAGGCGGAGCTACTGGGTAACAGTTTTGCTTCTTTCCCGTGCCATAAAACCACCTACGCCACGGGCGGCGAAAACTCAGAATGCGGCGACCATTACCACCCATCCGGTAAGGAGGCCCACTGCGCAGGCGCTACGGCATACCTGTTAGCAAACGGTCAGTCGAATGTGTTCATGCGCCTTTCGATGAGTAGCGGCCAGATTAAGGCGTCAGATTACGATGATGCGATAGCTCTGATTGATACCTCGCCGCCAGAAGCCATGGGCGAAGAATGGTGAGTAACGGCTGTACACAGGAAATCTTTCCACACTACGCGCTGACCCCGTTCGGCGCGCTCCACAATCAGTAAAAAGGTCGCCAACCTATGACAGATAAAAATAAATCCTACACCTGCACATTTGCGGTGGGGCAGTCACACACAGCAGTTGGCCGGAAAGACGGCTCATTTGAAATCTATGATGACCAGGGGGATTTAAGCTGCACCTTGCCTGCTGGCACCCCTGACGCACTTATCCCTCAGCTGGTGGCTGTTATTGGCAGCGCAACCAAGCACGCCTTCGAGAGTGGCCGCAACGCGGGCATTCACCAGTTCCAAAGCCAGATGCGCGGCCTGATTGGCGCGGCGGAGTCTAAATGAAAAGTAATTTTTCTTTCAACCTGGCCGTCCGTAAGCTGATGCGCCGCCAGAAAATGAAGCAAACCGAGATGGCCTCCATGCTGGGAGTAACGGCGCGTACAGTGTCGGACACGATTAGCCGTGGACAGCCAACAATCACAACTTGCGAAAAGTACGCCGCTGCCCTTGGTGTAACTCTCACTGAGCTGATCAGCGAGGGGTATATCTGATGAGCCTAAAAGTTGATGTTCTCAAAGCGTTCCTGACCGACACCGATCGCCACCAGCTCCAGATCATCCAGGATGACGGCGTACATCGCCACATTGTCCTTTGTCGTCCGGGGAGCAGCATTTATCTCTTTGGCCTGGTCACGTGGCCGGGGCACCTCACTGTTTATGGTGATGCCGGCACAATGACATTCCGCCGCCTGGATGACATGTTCGACTTCTTCCGCACCGACCACCCGGAGGCCGATCTATCAACCAATCCGGACTATTGGTCTGGGAAATCGGAAGGCCTGAGCGGCACCGCCAGGGCTAACTGCTTTGAATGGGATGCTGAAGGGTTTGAAAATAACGTCAACACAGCCTTTGACGGCTGGAAAGCAAGTCAGGAGTTCGATCCTGAAGAGCTGGCGGATGCCAGCAGTGAAAGCGCTCAGCTGGTGGAGCAATACACCTACGAAATAAATCAGATTCTGAATATCTCTTACGATGAGCATGAAGCAATGGCCATGGTGCGTGACATGGAGGGCTGCTACGAAATTTTCGGTGACGAATGGTATGACGTGAGCGCCCGCCGCCTGCGTCCGAGCTTCCTGTGGCTGTGCTACGCCATCCAATGGGGTATCAGAAAATACGATCTGAAAAAAATGGCCGTTGCTGCCGTGACCAAGTCAATCAACATGCGGGAGCTGGTGGCATGAAAGACCGCTTTTACCTCATCTGCACCCGCGACAGCGTGGGCAGTAATGCCGCATTTCACTGCCATAACGGTCAGGGCTACAACACCAATATTGATAAGGCGCACTCTTATACGCTCGAAGAGGCGCAGCGCGCCTGGAACCATGGCCGCGAGATAGACCAGCCCGTCTGCGCTACCAGTGTGGATGCGCTGGCCGTGATCCACGTCGATCACCAGCACGTGCCGTACAAGACCACCATTGAGCAGGGGTGCATCCAGTACGTCGCATTTCAAAAGCAACGCTGGGACGGCAACGACCTTTACTGGCTGCGTAATGGCGGCATGCCCACAACCGATTTCACCAAAGCAACCATCTACCCGGAGCCAGGCGATCAGGACGGGCTGGTGTGGTTGCCTTTCCATGTGGCTGACAAAGTTAAGCGGCGCACATTCCCACTCCCGCTCTTCAATGCTCGCCGCATGGTTCAGGCAGTGGGTTTGCGCGTTCCCGATCATATCAGGCGGATTCGACGCCGTAAGCCCAGCAGCGGCAAGGTCCGCTTTAACTGCCCGGAATGCGGAAAAATCAGCTGGCAGTTCGATCCCTACAATTTCACCGGCTGTAACGATTATTTCTGCGAGGGCGCGCGCTGATGGAGAAGGACGTTTTAGACATGTGCTGTGGTCCACGCATGATGTGGTTCAACAAAGCGGATCCGCGTGTACTTTTCTCCGATATTCGGGCGGAAACCCACCAGCTGCCCGATCGGGAGCTGGTTATCTCCCCGGACACCATTGCCGACTTTCGCGAACTGCCGTTTGCGGATGAATCTTTTTACGTGGTGGCATTCGATCCGCCGCACCTCACGCGCGCCGGTGAAAAAGGCTGGCAGCGTTTGAAGTACGGGGCGCTCAACAAAGGCACCTGGCGCGAAGACCTGCGCGCCGGGTTTGCTGAGGCATTCAGGGTGCTGAAGCCTCACGGCGTTCTCATCTTCAAATGGAATGAAACGCACATCCCGGTGCAGGAAATTTTAGCGCTGACCACCCAAAAGCCCCTGTTTGGCCACAACAGTGGCAAACGCGGTTTAACACACTGGTTCACATTCAAGAAGGACGGCGAGTAATGGCAAAAACTAAACCCCTTACGAAAGCAGAACGCGCCTGGCTTAACGAGCTACAGGACATGCTTAACAGCTGCCCTTCAACGCGCATCGGCTTTTATACCATCGGCGACTCGCAGCTCTGCCTGCATGATGCGACCCGTGAAGACGAGATAGACGACGATCAGAGTAAGAACGGCGGCGAGTGGTGTAGCGCCGTGAGTCGTCTCAAGGCGGACTTCGGCGGCGAAACGCTGGATTTCCCCAATGCAGTTCACAGCACGGCGGGATAAGCATGAAAACCATTCCGATTAACGTATCGATGTACGACACCCAAACCCGACAGGTGTCTCACAAGGATAGCCAGTTAGCGATCGTTCCCGCGCCTTCGGGAACCTGTCCGCAATGCGCCTGTAAGCATGAGGAAGGTATGCCGCATAACCGGGATTCGCTTCACTATCAGTATTCATTCTTTGCGGATCATCAGCGCTGGCCAACGTGGGCGGACGCAATGTCGCACTGCAGCGACGAAGCAAAAGAGCTGCTGGTGGGCTTCCTCGCAAACCATGGAATTAATGCGCACGGAGAAGAAAAGTAGATGGCCAGGCAATTCACAGTGATTTTAGTAGCTGATAGCGGCTTCAGGCATTGCCGTGTTAAGGCCAATGACCGGCGCCAGGCGGAAGACATGGCGCGTGATGCTCACCAACAGCGCAACCCCAAAGAGTCCGTGCCGACGTGCGCCGGTGTTGTTTCTGGCTGGCCTGAAACGTGGGTGGGTGAATGATGACGTCACAAGACATTTACGACCGTCTTGATCATCTGGCAAGCGATGCTCACAAGGTCGCCTGCTCATTGGAAGTCGGGCGCGAACGCACGGAAGCATTCGCGCTTTACACCGTATTGCACCGCCTTCAGCGCCGTGGCGCCGCAATGCATATTCATGACGCCACAAATCCGTTGATGGATTATGTTACCCGGCCACTGGCTGATGACGTTCAGGCAGTACTTGGCCTTCTCGACAGTAACGAATGGGCTGAGCATTGTACCAAGACGCCATTGGGGAAACGTCTGGAATCAGCCATCACAGAGCTGGTGGCCAAGAGCCATATTCAGCCGATTACTGATCATGAAATCCGCGAAACCGTTAACCAGTTGCGTGATATCGCTAAAACTTACGGCCATACCCACCAGCTACGCGAGCAGATCGCTTACTGCATCGTGGACAAGCTGAAGGGCATTCCCACATCACCACCGGCGTTGGTGGAAGCATACAAAGAAGCACAGGCGCGCATTGCAGTACTGGAAGCGCGTGAGTGCCATCAGGGCAGCAAGAATGCGTTAGATAACATCGTGAAGTACATAGAAGACCCGCAACGCAACGAAGCTTATGACCGCTGGCGAGAAGTCAGTGACCGCCTGAATGCAGACGGCTGCAACAGCCTTGCAAGCCATGTAATTGAGTTCATTGACGGACTGGCACAGGAGGTGGCGAATGCCGAGTAGTACCCTACAGCAGCTGGTGGCCGCTGACCTTAAGCAAAGCAATGCGCTTCTGTTACGGTATAACTCATCCTCATCACTGCGCGGACGTGAGCGCAATGATAATCGCCCTAAAGTGTGCGCATATCGCCGTGACCGTGTGGCGCTCAGACTGATGGGGCTTAATGGCATGCAGCTGGTTGATCACATTAGCGGGCTTTTCAGGGCGAACATTCAGCAGAGGCCAAACAATGCCTAAAACACAATTGCAGCTGGCTAATCACGCCTGGCGCAAAGCCACCAGCGATTGGCCCATGAGTCGTAAACAACACCGTGATTTTTGCCGCAGCAACGCGAAAGTGACGGTAGACAGCATGGCGTATATGGGCGAGCCACCCTTTGAGGATCATCACGAAGCGTATGAGGCAGTGTTAGAAGAGCTGAGCGAATGGCATGACTGACTTATTGCGGGATTATGCGCGCCTGGTCATTGCGAAGGTTTCGCAGCTGGTTGATGAGCGCCTTCAGCTGGTAATCATGGGGCACTTTGGGTGCTGGAAGTTCCCTGAGCAGCTGCACCGTGAGCAGGTGACTGTAACGGTTCAACCGGAAGGGTTAGGGCATCGCTACAGCGTATGGCGTAAGGACTTGCAGATAGGCACGTTCCTGGTCTGCCTGGAAGCAACCGAAAAGAAGACTGAGGTCAATTTTTCGAAGGTGGAAGTTTTACTCCCAAAGCCAGTCAGCAAAATCACTATGCCGGCTGACTATGTTGTTTGTATTGACAAGCAAGTCTGAGCCCATTACATTCATCCCATGGCGCTAACGAGCGCCACCGCCCTGGCGGCTCCAGGCACTAAGGAATACCCAATGAAACCGATGTTAAAAGCTGCGTTCTTCACCCTCGTTAACGATCTGCTGGCGAAGGGCTTCACCCCGACCGTCGAATGTGGTTATGCAGGCAATAAAGCCCACCTGCTTTGGGAAGATGCAGAAGGCCGCTTTCAGGTTGAGCCTCTCTATCAAGCCGCGTCGCGCGAACCCAACAACTCAATATGTGCTCGCTTTGAAGGCTGGTTAGCACAAGCCGTAGCGGCATACAAAGCCCCCTTAAAGGAAGCCGAGTCCATGACGCCTACCGCCGCAATCCAGCACATGGCTTACACCCTGACTGGTTTGATCGAGCAGAGTAAGAAACCCGGCTTTGTTGACGCTGAGGCTTACGCAGACATTCAGTCCAATCTTGCAACGGTTAATGTGCAGTGCAGCGACCTTGCGACCCTGGTATGGCTCAAAAACCACCACTGTGCGGGCTACATTGGTACTGAATGCTCCTTTGAAGATGTCAACGAGCCTTACCTGAACCTGTTCAATCACATTCTGGAGACTGGCTGGCGTCCCGGCACCTCGCCAGCTCACAGAATGACGCTGAGCAATATGTTTGAACTGGAATGGTGGGACGTCCAGAATATCGCGGTAACTAAGCGCGAGGGCGCTGATGTGTATGGCACAGCTTCAGTTACCGATACGGAAGGCGAGTATCAGATAGCCTTTGAATGGCGCATGGAGACGGGTAGCAAGGCGGAATCATTAGACTTGCCAGCGATCGTCTACATCACCGCAGGCTCCTTTGTGCTGCCTTATGATTTCTCAATTTTACAGGATGACGGCACGCCAATGAACGCGCTGGAAGCCATTGAGGAAATGGATTGCGCCTTGGGCTTTAGCTCTGACATTTTCAATAACGTCTACCACACACTGCCGTCTACTGAGGCTGCAAACCAACAAGGGTAACTATGGGTGACAAACAACGCGATCCCCGCGCATTAAACTCCCTCAAAGGAGATGTTCAGGCGACAGCTCAGATACAGATGCGCGTCACCCCCGATCGTAAAAACCGCTATGTGTCGGAAGCCCAGAAAGAGGGCTTGAAGCTGTCCGAGTGGATCCAGAAGCATTTAGATGCAGTATGCGGTAATCCGGCAGATTCATGCCGAAATGAGGATATCTGATGCAGATAAGAACGCTTTTTACCTGCGATGGGTGCGGATGTGAGCGCTTAGACGAACATGAAAGCCGCTGTGACTGCATGATCGAACAAGGCACTTGGACAGAGAGCCAGATCTCAATGCTGCCGGTGAATATCGATTTCGCTAACCCGATCTATCAGGTGCTGGATAACGCCGACTGCGACAGCTGGCGCACCATTAACGATGAAGGTTACGAGCGGTACACGAAAGATGGTGTGCCTACTCGCGTAGTGTATGCCGAACAGAGAGGTGAATGATGTCAAAGACGCTAAACGACTGGTTGAACGGTGGCCGCATCCAGTGTGCTGAAGAAGCTGAAATCATTAAGAGCAACAGCCATCTCATGGAGATTTTCGGCACGGCATCCTATTTCAACCGCCGCATACAATGTGCGGATGGCTTCTCCCTGAGCGTTCAGGCCAGCGCAATGTTTAGCTGCCAGCCAAATGAGAGCCTTGCTGACGTTTCCGGTTACACAGCTTTTGAGATTGGCTTCCCAAGCCACGATGACCCACTACTGAATGCGCGGATGGGGGAAGATAACGTTCTGGGAAACATTGAACGTGCCTTCATAGAGCAGCTGGTGGCATCACATGGCGGAATCGTGGGCTATGACGACGATCGCGGATTTCAGGAGTAAAGATTGAACAGGCAGGACATAAAAGCGCTGTTTCTGGCCAACGGATTTGCAGAGAAACCTCAGCCGGACGGCAGCACTGATTTAAACCCCTACGTTTACGCCGCCGCTGAGGCGCTTATAGCGCGCGTAGTTGACGTTTACGGCCATCCGGTCGGGAATGTTCAGGTGGTCGGTGCTGGTGGCACAGCGACACGCACAGTGGCCCTGTTTCATGATCGCGCTGCCAGCCTGGAGCTGCCCGTGTACGTGATGAGGGAGCAACGCGCATGAAACAGGTGGTTGTGTGGCTGCTGGTGGCAGTAGCTGCGCTGGTGAGCTGGGCGCTGGCTGAATGGCGGTTTGAAGGCTGGAAGAAGCGCAAGCGCCGCATTGTGCTGTTACTGGTGCTGGCCGTGGGCGCGCAGCTCATCGCATGGAGGATTCTGGTTCGTGGATAACTGCGGTGCCGGTGCGTCGGGAGTCTCTCGTAGAGCACCGGCGTTTGGCCGGCGACCCGCTACCTGTCGTATTTGATCCTATGGGCCTCCCTGAATGGTAGTCCGGAGAGGTTCAACGGCTCCGGCGCAACCTGAGCAAGCCCATAATTATAACTGTCAGCAGTAACGCGCTTAGAAACGTGAAGTCGATTAACAGGTCTGCCGTGTCCTCCACACCAGAGCTGTTAAACCAGCCAGCAAGTGTATCGGTAAAATTTGGTGCGGTAAGGCGAACGACCCAGGCAACCGCAAAATTCATTACTATCAGCAGAGCAATGAAAGCCAGTACGCGTAAACTCCATTTTTTCATCATTAATCCACCTGTATTGTGCCGTAGGCTTTCATCTGAGAGCCGGGCACATTGATCATACTTGTTCTAAGAAGCTGTCGGCGGAGATGTTCAAAATCCGTTATGTGGTTCAGGGTTATACACCCTTCACTTAATCCCATTGGCCCGATCGGGTGGAGACGGAAATTACCGCGTTTAACTCCCTCTATAAACGTCCAGTCATCAATTTTGCCGTCAGACCTGTAAAGCGCAAACCATTCTCGGCGGTCAGTACCGTAACCATATTTCAATATGCTTTCCCGCAAATCACCGAGTCGCCCGCCAGACTCCCGCCCAACGATGTAGTAGCGCCCTTGGGGGATAGGGCCAATATTTTTCACTGTAGTGAGGCTGGCATTGTTACGCCCCTGCTTCTGACCAGAGAATGCCGGGAACGTGCCGATCCCGTAACAGGTGAGAAGAGACATAGGCATGCCGTTAAGGGCGAAATTACAAGTCAAAGCCATAGTAATCATCCAAGTTGATTAATGTTCGGGACTGATTATAACAAAAGCTTCAGCAATGTTAATAAATCGAGGCCCACACAAATAGTTTTACTGCTCTGTGGATAGTCGACTTTCCAATAGTGATGGTTTGTTAAGCCAGCTGAGCAAGCTGTGTTAAGTCAGCTTTACAAGAGATTGATTAAATTAGATATTTACAGAATTCTCTCTTTTATTTATCCGGGATGGTGATAATGTGAAATGACACACCAGCACGAGGAACCAGTTGTGATAGGCACGCACCGAGAATGTAAGCTCAAAGAGACATTAAGAGAGTTAGAGGCGGAGCTGTCGGCACCGCGCTTCATAGTTAAACAGGCGCACAACTACCCAAGCATGAAGGAGTTTGCGCTAATAGACGTACTGGCCGATGTGGAATTTGCCACGGTGACGATATCCCCCCATACCCTAACTGTTGTCGACGGCAACAGGAGGATCGCCCACACATTCACCTCGCCAAAGCCTGACGTCATAAACCTGGTGGAGACGATAGGGTGCGATCCGCTTTACTGGTCATTCCAAATGGCAAGGCACTCTAACAACGCGGATGTTGATGAGTGTTACGAATGGGACTGGGAAAGCTTTCAGGGGGCTATCCATATGCAGATTCACTGTTGGGAGAAGGATCTCCAGGATGCACCGCCAGAAGTCCGTCAAGAGCTTGAGCCAATCAAGGCAGCTTGCCAGGAAGTGCTGGATTGCGCGCCATCACTGGCCGATGTAAGGCTACTGGAACGCTGCTGGCCGCATAAAGAATACGATCTGTTCTCCCTGGTGCCATTAGATGACTTTTTCATCTGGGGCAGAAAGTATTTACAGGCGCTGGTGGTCATTAAGCAAGTTGCAGGAGCGGCAGGCATTCAATCAAACGCTTAAAATTACCGCCTAAAGTATGATTCCCTCAACAGAGAGGGGATCGTCAATCAACCCCCCTGAACCCCAACCCCGCTGTATCCGTCACTACGTAAGCCACCACGCCCCAAACGGGCGAATCATCAGCCATAAAATCAGCCGGTTCTTTGATGTTGTGGATCGTCTGCACGCCTCCGAGCTCCTGCAGCGCCATACATGGCCGGGTTAACAGCCTGCGCATTACAAACTCACCTCCGACCGTCGCTACCACGATATGGCCATGCCCTGGTGTTCTTGAGCGATCAACGGCCATCATTGAGCCTTTGAGAATACCCACTTCAGGGTAATGCCCGCCGCACAGCATGATGTAAGTGGTGTTCTGATTGAGATGAACATGAGAGTCGATAGTGATCCGTTGTTCGACGTAGTCGGTCGCCGGGGAAGGAAAGCCCATGATACTCACTCCGGAATAGCTGTATATTCATACAGTATCAATTAAGCCGGGTAAATACGCAACTAACCCCAGTGAATGCAATTGCATTCGTAATGCAGGTGCATTATTATTGAGGCGTTGATTGTGAGGAAAAAGCAAATTATGAACATTTTAAAATCTGATGTAGCGCTGAGAGTGCAATCCCGCCTCACAGAGCGCAGTCAAACAACCATACCGCCCGCAGTCAGGGATGCGCTCCACCTCATGCCGGGTGAATATCTCGAGTATTCACTTTTGGCTGGTGGCCAAGTGATGCTTTCACGTCAGCAGGAAGAAGAAGAGCACCTGGATCCGGTGATCCAAAGCTTCCTGAGTTTTCTGGATAAGGATATGGAGGCCAACCCTCAAAATCTGAAGCCGCTTGATGCATCATTGTTTGCGCGTATTAACGAGCTGACTGCTGGCATGGACACCGATATAGACGCGGAACTAACGGACGACGACTAATGACCCCAGAGTCAGAAAAAATAAACGGGTGGACCGTATTACTCCACCCGTGCTTTCAAGAGCAGATTACCAACTTGACTGAGCAGGTCGAGAAAGAGCGAGAGAAAAACCCGGACACTTTCCAGGGCAAGCGTTGCACCAAGCTTTTGGATGTTGTGAAGAAAGTCATTAATGAGGGGATCACCGTTAACCCATCCGGGAATGAATACCGTCAGGGGAACACGCTGGGTGAAGGATATCGGGGCTGGCGCAGGGCAAAGTTTGCAGCTGGACGTTATCGCCTCTTCTTCAGATACGACACACAGAGCAAGATAATTATTCTGGCCTGGATGAATGACGAAACCACATTACGCACCTATGGCTCTAAATCTGATGCTTACCGCGTCTTTAAGGGAATGCTGGAAGATGGCAACCCACCTGATGACTGGGCCGAGCTGGTGGAAGAGTCAAATGACAGCCGAACGTTTGTTTCTCTCATGCGCGTAGTCAAATAACAATCACGCTGGCGTCGAGAGTTTGTAAATTTAGTATCTTATGTTATAGAATCCCTTCCGAGCGCGAGCCTGGCCGCGTTCACGTTGAGGCTGTTTTCCATGCGCTTATCCTCCTTGCTGTTTAATCGTGAGTGCATGCAAAGCAGCTTTAGCATTATCTGAGCGTATAACTACCATTTTGTCCCTTAAGGCGCTTAACCGCGCCTTATTCTTAGGTAGCCGCTAAACCCACACGAACTGAAATCTTATGACGGGGTAGCCTTTGGCAGCCGAGCACAAGAGATTTACATCGTGGGAGATTTCGCAGTACCTCATTGAGCATGGCAGACCAGCCAGCGCCAGAGAGGTTACAGAAGGGTTGAAAAAGCGTTATCCACAATACCGTTCGTCGGTTAGCGAAGTGTACTTACGTATGCTGTCTATCGCGAAATCGCATAATTCGGACTGTATTGTTGATGATACTGTCAGGCCGCGAACCTTCCACCTCAAGCACCTGGATGATGCCTTTTTTAAGCGCTGTCGCAATCCGGAACGGATCGACCCAAGGCGGCGGACGGTAATGCTGATGAGCGATGATGAGAAGGAAAGGGCAGAGAGCGAAATATTACGCCTTGCCCTTTCACTGATGGGACGATCACGATTAGCCAGATAGCTTGCTGGCGAAATTAGCAAGCATCGGATTGGGCTTCTTATCTGCAACTGGTGGTTCAGCTGGTGGCTTTTCATCCGGTTTTTCGGATGTGGCCTGCTGCTGAGTTTCTGGCTCTTCTGCCTGCTGTTCCTGGGCTGATGGTGGTTGTGCGACAACCTCCACCGGGACGGCAACGGGTGCAGTATGGGGATTAACCCCCATAAAATCCTGCAATCGCGCCAGCACAAGCAGCTGACGCTCTCTCACATTCAGGTTTTCAAACCCTTCCGTGTCCAGGAATGCGAGGACTGGCTCTAAGCCAGCCTCTTCAAGCATCTGACCAGAACGCAGCGCCGCAATCACTTTGGCACGCTTTTCGGCGTGTTCTCCCGATGCACGAAATTCATCTACAAAACGGCATGAAGCCGCTGATTTTCGCACCTGGGCGGTGATAGAAAACGTTAAAGCATCACGTTTGCGGGCGTCATTCTCTGCCATATCACGCCTCCGTTACGGGCTTCGTGAGCTCGGCCATGATGTGCGCCTTACGCTGCTCCAGCATGAGGAATGCACCATCAACGACAGCCCGCTCCGGGTGAGCCGGAATATGGGTGTAGTCGTGCCAGTCACTGCTCAGATCGCCAACGAACTCGAGCGCACCGCCCAGCCAGTTAGCCCCGCCGCCAACAAACAGCAGCATATCGATATCATCAGCGAAACCGTGCGTCACCGCGCGGATGTCACTCTTAATCTGTTCAGCCAGCTCTTGCGCCGCCTGCAAAATCAGAGGGCGGATATCTTTACGGTGTGCTTCGCGGGCTTTTGCCTGTGAACCAATGTAGCCGCGCTCAATGAAGCCATCCATAGACGCCATATTAAGCTCTTTGGACTCACTCAGGCCCAGCTCCTTCTCATGCAGCTGGATGAGGTGATAGAGGCGCTGAACCATCACGTGAATACCGTGCTCGGTGGTGATGCGGTTCAGGACGTCAAGCGAGCTGTTTACCACGGCGATATCGCAGGTGAAGCGGCCAAGGTCAACAATGATGCAGCGCGTCACGCCTTCGAACGCAGGGTTGAGCGTGCCGTCCGGGCTGACGCTGGCGCTGACGTAAGCGGTAACGGCTTCCGGCATGATCACCGAGTGGATAACGCGCGGCGGCTTAATGGCACCGGTGTAGCTGGTGATCGGCTGCATGAGGTTCTTTTTCTTTTCCTCAATGCGGGCGTAGTTAATGCCGTTGTCGCCATAGAACTGATCGGCAGGCAGCGTATCGGCGATAACCACGTCACGACCGCTCAGGCCCGCTTTAACCAGTGCATCCAGCACCAGGACGCGGTTTTGCGCAGACAGCTGGTAAATGGTGTCACAGGTGTTCTCCAGCTCCATGCTGGTGCCATCGTCAACAACCGAGAACAGCGCACCATCGGCGGTCAACCACGTCGAAGTAGATTCTTGCGTACCCTGCTGAAGCAGGCCACGGCGAATGAGTGACGGTGAAATTTTGAAGACGTCATTGCCCTGATCGTCGGTGTAACGCACTGCGATATTGCCTGAGCCACCATCGACAGCAACGAAAACAGGGGTTTGTGCACTTTTAGTCATATCTAAATTTTCCCTAACTTTTAAGCGAATTACATAAGTGATTGATTGATTGTTGCGGGTTCATCTTACGAAATGTCGGGTAAATTGCAACAAAATAACGGTAATTCGTCCGACAAATGGCGAGAACGTGATCACCGGGTGCGAGAAAACCTTGATCACGGCAGATGTAACGATCAATAGAATCGGTGATCAACGTAGTAATAGACGGTGATCGCGAAGTGAAAACGGACTGGAATGAACACAGAGAACGCCTAGCCCAGATGAGGCAGAAGCAGGACGTTACGATAAAGGAATATGCTGATTTATATGATTTAAATCACGGCACAGCCCGCCGTAACCTGGGCGTGGGAACCAGTCAGGTGGGAGCTAAATCTGCCTCCAAAACAGCCCCGCGATCAGTTTCGCGATCAAAAACACCTCCGCGATCAATTGATCGCAAAAGCAAAACTGATCACAAGCGTGATCAAACCTCAGTGGGCGAGCGGGAAACCACCGCCAGTAAAATCAATGCGTTAAGTGAGCAGGTGCGCGCCGCCAAGGCACGCGACACGGCCCCCGGTGCTGAAACGCCCGCGAGTGTGCTCACGGGACAATTGATGGATGTTGTCGGCAAAAAGACCAAGTCGGGGCGCGCCGGTGATCAGAGTAAAGCTGGCGGCCAGGTGTTGGTTGGTGCCCTCGTCCCGGACGACAACGATCTCGCGGAAGCCGAGGCGCTGATGAGCCGCGCCGGTGTCGATGACATTGAGGCGAGAATGATACGCAGCGCCCTCGTTAATCAGTTTGCCCTTGAGCGCGCGGTTACTGAAATGCTCGCCCACCTGGAAGAACACGTACCCGGCGAGGATGAGCCGCCCACCATCAACAAAGCCGTTTCCGTTCTCGCTGCAGCCGCAGCCAGCATCAACGATACCGCCCGCACCATGGCCGGACTCCGCCAGAGCTATTCCAAAGACCAACGCGAACAGCAGCTCCACCTGCGCAAACTCTCAGAGCCAGAGCGTGTGATGGAGGCTTACGCACGCCGCAAGGCAGAGAAGTGGACCGCCATGGAAACAGCCATCTACATCGAGGCGAACGGCTTCAAAGTTCCTTCTCTGCTGCTGGAGTTGGCCCGCGCAGAGATGAAAGAAGGGGCAGGAGAAGACATTAACTCACAGCCTGTTGACCTGGCAGAGCTGGATCGCCGCGCACGTGAGCAGCGCGCCACACGTATGGCCGAGTTAGAAATCACGCTGGCCGAGAAGCGGGAAGCCGTCAACGTGATTGTGGACGACATGGGGGCGGGTGACGTGTCCGCTGACGGCTCACTGAATGACCTGAACCTGATGCCGGACTTTGCTGATGGTGAAGAGCCGGACGAAGAGATTAACAACCATCTGTATGGAGATGTAGACGATGGCCACCAGCAATAAGGCTAAGCGCTCGGTATTAGATGACCCGCGCTGGCAGGAGCTGGTTCTGTTGTACCGATACGACTGGATCAGCGCCGCAGAAGTGATGTTTGGCAAGATCCCGACATGGCAGCAGGAAATGATTATTGAGGCCGTACAGGAAGGAGGCAGTAAGACCACGGTCGCCTCCGGACACGGTACCGGAAAGTCAGATATGACCTCAATCATGATTCTCTGCTACATGCTGTTCTTCCCCGGCGCCCGCGTCATTATCGTGGCGAACAAGCTGCAGCAGGTTAAGACGGGGATATTCAAGTACCTCCGTGAAAACTGGAAAGTCTGCCTTAAGCGCTTCCCGTGGCTGAATCAGTACTTCACGCTCACGGACATGATGTTTTTCGCCACCGAGTCTAAGGGTGCATGGGAAGTGGTGCCCAAAGGCTTCCGCTTGGGTAACGAAGAAGCGCTAGCCGGCGAACACGCCGAACACCTGCTTTACATTATCGATGAGGCATCCGGCGTATCAGATAAGGCGTTTGGCTTCATCAAGGGCGCATTGACGCAGGAAGATAACCGCCTGTTGCTCATCTCGCAGCCCACGCGGACCAGCGGGGAGTTTTATGACTCACATCACCGCCTGGCTGTCACTCCGGAGAACCCGAACGGCATCTATAGGGCGATCCGCCTCAACAGCGAAGAGTCGCCACTGGTTACGCTGCAGTTCATCCGGGAAAAGCTGGTGGACTACGGCGGGCGGGAGAATCCGGAATACCTCATCAAGGTGCGCGGTGAGTTCCCATCCTCCATATCCGGCTTCCTGCTGGGCCGTGACGACTGCGATCGCGCAATGCGGCGTAATGTATACCTGGCTAAGGGCTGGGGCTGGGTGGCGTGCTGCGACGTGGGTAACGGTCGCGATAAGTCGGTACTCTCAATATTCCGCATCAGTGGCTACGGAAAACACCGGCGCGTGGTGCCATTTAAGGTGCTGGAAATGGAATCCACCGTGACCCCGTCACGTTTCGCGGACTACATCTACAGCGAATGTGATCCGGAGGTGTACCCGAACATCACGATTGTTATCGATGGAGATGGCGTGGGTGCCACAACGGCGGACGTACTGGAAGAGAAGCACGGCGTGATTGCGCAGCGCATCCGATGGGGCTTCCCGCTTCACAACAAAGAGCTGCGTAAGCGGTTCATCAACCAGCGTGCATATGCAAACGTCTATGCGGCCAACGCCGTGCGACAGGGCCGTATGAAATTTGATAAGGGCGGGAAAACCACTGACCAGGCGAGCAAAATCCCGGTATTTCTCAATGAGGCAGGCCAATGGGTGTGCATGCCTAAAGAGCAGATGAGGGCGAAGCTTAACCTGAAATCGCCCGATCACTGGGATACCTTCTGCTTTACTCAACTGGCAGATTACATCCCGGCGAACGAGGTGATCAGCAGGGCCGATGAGAGCCGCCGTAATGAGGCGCTGGACTGGCTCAAGGACTAACAAACCCTCCGGGCTGGTGGAGGGTTATTCTGTGTCTCCACCAGCTGGATTCACTTCACCGGCGGCATTGCCAGCACCTTTGACGGCAGCGGCTTTCTTCTCCGTACCGGCGCGGCGTTTGCTGTTGGCGCGGTTCCATGACTCACGGGTGCGGGCCTTGGCCACTTCCGGGTTACGGACTTCAGCGGTAGCGCGTTCGATATCCGAAATCAGGTAGATTTTGGAATCTTTATAGACGGTGATAGGCAGAGGCTGCACGTTGTCATAGATAGAGGTGCGACCGTTCGCGCTCTTTTCGCCGAGCTTCAGGCCATAACGCAGCACGCGATCATCAAAGAAAACGCCGTTCGCGGTGACGCGTTCCATGAGTTTCTTTTCAACCGTTGTGTTGTAGGTGCAGATCAAATCCTCATACCCGCCACGGCGCAAGCGCAGCGCTGTTTTCGGCGGAAGGCTGCTGAGTAATTCCAGCTGGGTTTCAAGGCTCTGAATGAATTGTTTAGTATCTTCTGTGCCCTTGAACTGCTCGATCGTGGACTTGATCTTATCGATAACGTCCTCACGGCTAATCTTCTTCGAAGTGATGGCCGGGACAACGTTTACACGAACGCGGTTAGCTCCCTCGATGTACTTCGGGGCTGGCTCATAAAGGGATTTCTCAATGCCTAGCTCAGGATACTGGCGTAGCTGTTCGGCGTACTCATTCCACTTGGCGATCTGCTCGCGCCAGTAATTTGCCTTACGCTCAGGAACCTGAACCACGGGGCGGAATTTCTGCCCGTGCATGTTTGTGCTGTGTGCTGCGGATTCTAATAGGGCTTTAGTAAGAAACGCGTCCCGGAATTCAATGAATTCCTGATACAAGATCTCAGCCTTTCTGATGTCATGCATACTGATTACTCTCCAAGCAAGGCGCGCAACGTGCACGCCTTAAACTAAGGAGTAAATTAGTATATTTCCAGGGTTAAATCGACCAAAAGGACAGTAGCTGACAATTTTTTATTAGTTTATTGCACTATTACAGACTTTTCTCAGCGCATTTCTAAAGGCACGACGGTTTTCACTGGACATGCGTACAGTCCCGCACACGATGGAGAAGTGTTTTACAAGAATGGAGACGGCACCAGGTCGGCACACATCAATGTGAAGTTTGGTTATGGCGCAATTTACATCTTCTATTACGGGGAGTGTTGCCGTGATCGTCATCTTGTCAGCTCGTCAAATTATATTGTTACTTTTAACACTTTTTCGGAATGGCCTTATATATCATTTCAAATAGTGATTAACCACGGCACTACCGGACATTAGGTCCGGTTTAAATGAAATAGTTATGCGTTGGGTAAAAATTGTCCTGTAATCGGGTAAGGGAAGCGTAAGGGGGATGAAACTAATAATCACCAAATGAAACCGTTACCATGCGACGATCGGCAACCAAGATTACATAACATCCAATATGTAATCTTGGCTTAGGAGGCTGATACCACTCAAAAAATGAAGTTTTCTCATGTTGATTGGTCTAACCAGTGCGCCGTGCACCTGCCGACGGCTTTTCGGTCTATGTGTAAGGTTTTTGAAACGATTCGACCACTAAGTATTTTTGGCCGCGTTAGCTATGCAACACTATTGCCTGTGTATGTATTCTGCCGGTGGGATGTGGATTTGTTACGCCGAAAATAATTGCTAACCCCGGCGCGCTTCACATATGCATTTGGCCGCTGCAGTAAATCAGAAATGTCTTGCTTGGCCACCAGTCATGTTAATAACCTGGTAACGCTACGCAAAATCTGGCGACCTGATACCCACGCGCCAAAAAAGAATTCACGTAGCAACGTCTCATTTTCTGCTGAACTGGCGATTAAGCCCCGCCAAATCTGGCTTAGCTGTGTTTTTGCTGGTGGTAGGATGTGAGGATAAAGGCCGCGAAATCGTCATCGACCGCGTAAAGGTAACATTCGGGTACATCGAGGATCGCCGCAATCCGACAGGCGGTGTCAAAATTGGGGTGGTAGGTGCCGGATTCATAATATGACATGCGAGCACGTGCTGAGGCTTCTTCAATCCCCGCCATTACCCCAAGCTTTTCCTGTGTTAATCCTGCTGCGATCCGTGCTGCTTTTAGCCGTTTGGGAACCATGTTATGCGCCTTTAAAAGTTGACGCATGTTTACCACGGCACTACATTTCTTTTGTTAAGATAAACTTAACAAGATGCCATCTATTGCGCCGATTAGTGATGGCTCCGGCATGCCATAGTGCAAAAAAATTACCGTGACAAACCGATGGGAATTCTAATATTATCTGAAACAGATAAAACATTATCTGTTTTGGATAAAGAGGATAGCCCGGATGGCAAAGACAATTGACGAGATCGCAGCGCAGTATTTTGGTGGCAATCTAACACGAATGGCTCAGGCCAATAGTATGACGCCGCAGCTGTTGTCACGATACAAGGCTAAAGGATGCGTGGTTATTGATGGCGTACTCATGAAGCCCTGGCGTTCGCTGGTGGATGCAAACGGTCAAGAGATTACCGATCATTCCAGCGACAAGGAGAGCTGAGTATGTCCGAGAACGACACCGGCACTGGCGTTATGGCGCTGCCCGACAATTTAGATGAACGGGTAGCGCAAAATCTGCGCATCCTGTTTGAGAACCAGGACGCCTATTCAGATAACACCATGACTCAGATGTTGTCGGTTGTCCGCGTATGGGCGCGCTGGTGCACTGAACGTGGAAAAACGTGGCTTCCCGCCTCTCCGGCAGACGTCCGGGAGTATCTGTTACACCTCAAAAATGACCATGGGCGCAAAGTCAGCACCGTTAACCAGCACATGGCCATGATTAACAAGCTCCACAAACATGCAGGCCTGCCGCGCCCGTCTGACGACATGAATGTATCGTTGGGCATGAAGGCCATTCGCAAGCGCGCCACCCGTGCCGGCGAAGAAGTTTCGCAGGCTGAGCCGCTGCATGTTGAGGATCTGTTTCGCATTTCCGCCCTATGGGAAGCCAGTGAGCGCCTTGCCGATCGTCGCGATTTAGCCTTCATTGGCGTGGCTTACAGTTCGCTACTGCGTATCTCCAACGTGGCGCGCCTGAAGGTCGGTGATCTGCGGTTTCGCCCAAACGGTACGATTGTTTTTGATGTCGGGTTTACCAAGACCATTGACGAAGCCAACAGCATTGCAAAGGCGCTGTCGCCGGAAGTGGCCGCCTGGGTTCTCGACTGGCTGTCGCTGGCTGGGCTTCGTGACAAACCGGAAGAGTACATTTTCTGTAAGGTAGATCGCTACAACAACGCGCATGCGGGCGACAAGCCGATGACGCGTGTAAATGTTATCAAGATCTTCGGGCGCGCCTGGAACGCGCTGGGTAAACCACCAGCCACCGGGCCGCACTATCGGACGTGGACGGGACACAGCCCGCGCGTGGGCGCTGCTCAGGACATGGCTATGCGTGGGAAAACTCTCGCGCAGATCATGCATGAGGGTACGTGGAAACGGCCCGAACAGGTGCTGAGCTATATCCGCCATATCGAGGCCGAAAAGTCGGTCATGCTCGACGTGGTCAAGGAGGTGAAGCGCAGCAAGTAGGATCAGTCTTAATGAAAGGTCGCCAAATCAAAAGGAGCATTGCTAATGCCGTTGTCCAGATTGCAGAAAATGTCACTCAGATACATGGGAAAGCGCTATCGAGCGGATCCGCCAGAGCGCGTAACCGTGGCCGCGCTGAAAACGAACATCCACGAAAACTACAAACCAGTTCCAAGTAATGGTAATTTTCGCGCTTCACTCAATCGCCTGGTGGCCCGTGGCTATCTGGTTGAACACGTAGCTGTCAGCCGGACGGGGAGTAAAGCACCCTCTTACCAGCTGACTGATACAGGTATTATCAAGGCAATGGCCATACTTGCTGATGATGAGAAAAACCGCCCACCAGCACATAAAGTTTTTCTGTAAAAGATACTAAAATGGTGCTTATTTGATTATGTAAATGTATGGGAAAAGGAACCGGAATGATTATCCAACTTGATGATTGCAAGCTGAACGCACAGGCAGGCTTGCGGGGTAATCAGCCCGTTGTTGCTTGCGGGCTTATCTACAGCCAAGGCTCACCACTGCATTACATACAAATTGATCGCCCAATGGATAGCCTGGACGCTGCTAAGGCATATGTCGAGGCTATCGACCTGAACATTGCCCGTGAGATTTATGCCGAGATGATGGCATCTGACGGGCATGTAATTGAGGCGTTTAACCGTGTGTTCAGCGCCTCAGCCCAGCAGGCCGCAACGCGCATCCACCAGCTGGACGCAGCAGCCAATAGAGGGCGTAAGCCCAGATAAAAACAGGATCGATATGAAGACTTCAGTCTCTAAATTTTGGCAGGTAGCTGGCCGTAACGGCTTCGGGAAAACGTATTTCGCCATCTATATCGTGGCTTGCATCTGCAACACTCAGCCTGGCTGGGGCGGTACGATCTGGTTTGTCATGCTTTCGTGGCTGGCCTGCTTAATACAGTGTCAGGTGACTAAGTGTCTCCGGCGCTCTCCGCTACAGGATTGGTTTGATGAGGTTAACGAGGCGCGCGCGCAGCGCCAGCTACGTGAACACATCGGTTCCCGGCTGTTGTTAACGAGGGGCGATTTCTGGACCCGCGAGGCGGCAGACAGGGCGGCAGAATTTACCGTGACCCTGCTGGATTTCACTGGAATCAAAGCCAAGCTTGCCTGATCCCTTACCGACCGGCTGCGCGCCGGTCATTTCATTTGAGTAAACCAATGACTATTTTCACCTCCCACGATGACACTATCCACCGCGTGCCGCCTTCAAATAATAAGCTATGCCTATCCATCGATATGGATGATCAGTCTCTTGGCCACCTGATTATTGAATCTTACGGAACGCGCTTACTGGTGGACGATGCACAGGCACGTAAGCTTGTCGCTTTACTCAACGAGCACCTGCTTCAGCGTTCAAATCTTGCCAACATGACCAAATGCCCATGAGAGTTTCACGTAAACAGATGACCTTTTTCACCGCTGCAGCGAGAGCGATCGGCACGGATGAGGCGACCCCCTACACCCACTTTTCCTACGTGGACAATGCTGGCCATTACTCCGGCGCAGACATCACCGGCAATCAGGCTGTGCTGGAGCAGTTATCCCGCACGGGTATCGTCCGCCTTCATGGAGATGAAGATGATTTCACCGTTGAGCTGGTGGATCGAGCCGATTTCCTCGCCGGCTGGTTTGATGGCGCGCGTGCCGCTTCACGTGGCGAAGGCACCGATTACAGTTCTTACAGCTCAATGCCTGTCGCGTTTGTTGCTGGCCACCAGCACTGGCACGAACAGCAAAAGCCGACCGCGATTCAATACAAAGAAGAATTTCAGCGCCGCTGCCACGGTTTCCCGTGTGTAGATACGGGCGAAATCTGGAGGCAGGATTGAGAAATATCATAGATCTCACCGGGAAGGTGTTCGGCAGTCTCACAGTGTTGCATATGGTGCGGCTCAAATATGATCACCGCCCTTACTGGCAGGTACGTTGTGAGTGCAATCGCGAGTACCCTGTTTCGGGCATGCAGTTACGTAGTGGGTTTGTTTTACGCTGTATGTCGTGTTCAAGACGTCAGACACATTCGATTAAGAATAACTCGCTGGAATTCCGTAAATGGTCGCAGCTCATGGGTTATTACAAAAATATTGAGGGCGCAGTGTGTCCGCAGTGGGCTGACTTTGATGTGTTTCTTAAGGATATGGGGCCGTGCGAATCAGACCAGGTAATGCGTAAGGTGCACCGCAACATGCCGTATCAACCCGGAAATGTGGTCTGGACAAAAATAAAAACAGCCCGCAAGGGGCTGTAGTGCTTCAAACCAATCAATCAAATCCGTAAAAAGCAGTGAAATGTTAAATCACTATTTATAAACGATCAACAAAAGGTACTTATCGGCAGGTGCTTAAAGGGGTGGCCCGGCATGCCCCCGCACCCTCTTTGCTTCATCGTCCTGCGGAAAAACCCTAACACAATGGCAAAAATAGGCTGGTTTCTTATGACATACAATACTAAACTGGATTTTAGTTGTAGTTTATCGAGATCAGCCTATGTCACGCATTCTTCTTGTTATCCTCATCGCGGCGGAGTCCAGCTTTTGTATCTGGCTGGGCCTGTTCCTCGTTGACGCCATAAAAAGCGGCAGAGGCGCTGCGTGGTTATGATGAAAGTGACTGACGACGCGCTGATGCACGCCATCTTCTGCCAGACCATTAAGTACCTTCCCTATCGTGCCATCCAGCGCTATGTCGGCGAACGCGTGAGCATGGCCAGTGAGGACCATTTCCCACGCGCGATCCGCCAGCTGGCCGCTAACCGTAAACACCTCCAGTGTGGATTAGGTGAATCACAAAGCCTGACCAGGTTACGTGCGCTGGTGGATATGCAGCACCTCCGCAGCGATGAGATCCATTCCCGTGCAGAGCCTGGCCGAACGTTCTGGTACTGGCTACCCGAAAACATCATGCGCCCCGTATGGGAGCGTACACGCGAAATCATGACGCATTGTGGCATGCCTGAAGCCCACTCCCCCAGGTTGATGCCCAAAAGCGACAGCCTGGTCGAATCCATCAGCTACCAGCTGGCCGAAGAGTTTGCGCTGGTTAGCCGTGAAACCGGCGCGGGCTTGTGCTGGCGTCTTAAGAGCAACCGTTAATGATTATCAAATTTCTGGCAGTCGCCAAGGTGTGCGGCTTCATCCTGCTGATGTGCCTCATCTGGGGTGCTTTCCTGATTGGTCTGGAGCACCTGACGCACTGGTTCAGTAAGTGGCGCAATGGGCGATCTCGCTAACGCCCCTGACCAGCTGCTGAGCTGGGCCGCAATGTTGTTTATTGGCGTCCTGAAGGTCGCCTTTGCCCTATTAATGCTTCGCGCCGCACTGGACGCCATCGCTGGTGGACTGAGAGGTCTGTTTCGCCGACCTAAGCGCCGCACCCGTAGAAATCGATAAGCCACCAGCTGGCACCCGGAGAGACAAAATGAGTTCCACAAATCCTACTAAGCAACTGTACACAGAGCGCACTCAACTGGTGAGCGCCGCCATGGATCGCAAAGGCTATCTGGTTATCCAGGACATCTGTACTGCGATCGGCAAAGGTGTATCCGTTGCCCGGTTGTTGGTACGTGAAATGGAAGCGGCAGGCGATCTGGTTATCGTGTTGCAGGGCTTTCGCCGCCTGTACTTCCGCGACTGGCCGAAGCCTAGCGAGATGCCTCCTAAAGCAGAGAGGGCTAAGCGTGTACGTGAAGAGCGATCCTGCTTTGTCATGCTTACCAGCCCGGAAGAACGCCGCGGTAACACCCGCATGGAAGAGTGTCGCCGGTTTAATGGGATCAATCTTCGCGTTACTCAGCTGCTGCGCCAGGCAAGCCAGCAGGCCGCCTGATGCCAAAGCGTGAGTTATGTCTGTTCTGTGGTGGCGCTGCGGATTTGCTGTGTGACGGCTATCTGGGCTGGGGGCTGGTGATGGACGGCGATCGTCGTTGTATTGACATCAACAAGCCCTACACCTGCGATGCGCCGCTGTGTAAATCCTGCGTGGCGCAACAGGGCTCAATCCACGGTAATGGCTGGATTGACACTGTCGACCATTGTCCGATGTGTGTGGCGGATGGCAAGCCTGCCCGGTTTGTGAGCTACATCATTGAGGCGCCCGAACAGGCCCGCATTATTCGCGCTGCCCATCATATCCGCGCCACCAGCAAATTCGGCCACCGCATGAACATAGTAAGCGGCGGTGGCCAAGTGCCCTTTTCTTTCGACCAAGGAACACCATGAGTGATGTTATCGGCCCATCTGGCCGTGTTGAGTTCATCCCTAACCCGCTGCGGCTGGCAATTTTTAATTCAGTGCCTGCATGGCGGCGTTTCCGTTCCCTGCATCAGGTGCCTGACCTGCCAGGCGAGTTTATCCATACGCGTGATCGCGTGATTGTAGCCGTGCGCGACTCCCAGCTGAGAAAAGAGCTGGCGCGTTATGGCGTTTATGAACAATACCAAGGACCGAAACCATGACCGAACAAAAGCGCCCGCTTAAACGCGGCTTCGCCCATAAAACCAGTCTGTCGTTAGCCATAGATAAAGCCATTCTGATGAGCATGATCGATAGCCCCAAGGTTTATGACCCTCTGGAAAGCCTGGTATCGCACGGCCTGCCAGCTGGTGGGTATGTCGCTCTTGCCGCCCGTCTGCGCTATGAGCGTGACGTGCACCGTGCTCGCCTCGCCATGACTGGTGCGCCAATTCATGACACCAGCGCCATGCTGCGACGCTGGGAGTGGATGCGGCCCGATAATTTAAATGAGCCTCAGCCTTCTGTCGCTTAATTCAACCCGCTCTAAAGGTCGCCAAACCATGAAACAACTCTCAGCAGAGCAGCTTGATAAACAGCGCACTAAGCAACGCGAATCCGCCAAGCGATCTGCGCTTAAGCAGCAGCAGAAACAACGTGAGAAGTGGGCCGATCCCGAACACCGTGCGCAGGTTTTCCAGAAGGCCGTTGAGTCGGCCAAAAAGCGCCACGCCCGCGTGAGCTCGCCAGAATACCGCGCAGAACAGGCCGAGAAGGCGCGCAAGAAGCAGGAAGAGAAGGCAGCAGCACCGCCTGCCGTTAAGGCCAGATCCACCCCGATCCGCTCGCGTGGGAGTAAAGGCAGAACGCCAACCGCAGCCGAGCGCCGGGTAATGGATGCGCTGGGCAAACTACCCTGCATTGCGTGCCTGAAGAATGGCAAGGAAACAGTGGAGATCAGCCTGCATCACATCGATGGCCGCACGAAGCCGGACGCGCATAAGTTAGTGCTCCCGCTGTGTAAGTGGCACCACCAGCATGCTGCTCCTGATGAGTGGCGAGCAGAATACTCATGGCTGGTGCCGGTGCATGCCTGCGGAACGGTCGGCGGGCGGGCAGAGTTTGAGGCAGCGAACGGCACTGAGTACGAACTGCTGCGCGAAAGCTACACGCGTGCCGGGATCGAATACGACATACAGAACTAATCGGGAGTTTATTTTATGAGGAAAGTGAAACCCACTAACCGCCGCCGCCAGTCTTTTTGGTTCTACCGAGCGCCAAAGGTTGAAACCAAAAAACATGCAGCGTAAATTATCTGCATCACCGCAAGGCGATTAGCTTTTCCATTATGACTAGTTTCAAAAAGGGCCGCTTATGCGGCCCTTCTCATTTACATAAGATACTAATTCTTGATTCTGACGCGATCGGTGTTTATGATTATCCCGCTTAGACGTATCAGTCACAATTTTTTGGAAGCTTATCTTGCCGGATTCTATCAGGGCAAACTCTAAAGGCTGGTTTATACCGGCCTTTTTCTTTTCCTACTCCGAACACTATGTATTGCAAGCCATAATCCATCTAATTTATTCTGACGCCAGTACATGCAACTGCCTGCATCCAAGGCCGTTAACGTCCCGCGGCCTTCTTTTATCTTTGTGTGCCAGTCCCTCAACCGCCATAACAGGCGGTTATCCTTCTTGCTAAGTTTGCTGACAGAAGATACTAAATTTATAATAACCCGAACGCCGCCCATCTCTGGCAGGCATAACCGGGAACCCGCCCCATGATCAACAAAAAGATATGCGCCATATGCCTGACCACTGACAGGCCGATGCTGGCTACTGCAGCGTGGAAAGATGGCGAGCTGTTCATTGCCGAAGGCGAGCAGCTACCAACCGCACGCGTGGCGCTGGAAGAAATGCTGATCCCCCGCATCCGCGAACTTGAATCCAAGGATTTCGAGGTGCTGGTGGACGAAACCAGCGATTTCATTACCTCCCGTGCAGGCCACCGGGTGCGCATGGGTGACACCGGGCCAAGCGGCAAGCCGATACTGGTGGAAGCGCTGGACGTCTTCCGTGAGCTGGACCGCCAGAAGGCAATCACCTTCCCACGCAACGCCGCAGGCCGCTACAGCATGCCAGAAACCATTCTGGACATGGAACGCAACGCCCGCGGTGAAACCTCCTACCGCATAGACTGGTCGCAGCTCAAGAGTGAGCACGTGCTCGGCATACTGTGCAGCTATGCCACCAGCTTCAATAATGTCACCAGCCTGAACTACATCAAGGCGATGTTTGGCGCGGATAGCATGCGCAAGCCGGCGAACCCGACTGACCCCCTCAAAGCGATCGTTAAACACACCGAATTTGATTCCTGGCTGAATGGCCCCCGCAGCGCCCTGACTGGCAAAGGTAACTACCTGTGAGCACCAGCTATGAAATCAGCCGTCTCGACGATCGCAACATAGAAGAGCCGGTGATCCGCGCCTATATGCGCAGGGCTGTGATGACCAAGGCACAGAGCTATGACTCCGACCTTCTCACCTACGACATCCTGAGCGATGAGATTTACCGCCCGGACCTGATTGCTTATCGCATATGGGGTACAGGTGAACTGCGTTGGGTGATCACCTTGGTATGCGGCCTGGAAGATGAAAGCGAAGCCATGACAGAAGGCACTGAACTGACGGTGCCGACGCTCGCGTGGATCCGCGAACAGATTAACGCCTTTTCCGGCGATACCCCGGAATTAGACGGCACCTTATATGCAGACAGCTGAGGAAACTATGCGCCGTATTGATCTCTTCAATGGGGATTGCCTCGACATACTCAAGACTATCCCGTCCGACTCTATCGACAGCATCGTGACCGATCCGCCGTATGGCCTGAGCAAAGAACCTGATATGGCCGAAGTGCTTACGCGCTGGCTCGCCGGTGACGACTACCAGCACAAAGGCGGCGGTTTCATGGGGAAATCATGGGACAGCTTTGTACCAGGACCATCTGTCTGGCGTGAGTGCCTGCGCGTGCTCAAACCGGGTGGGCACCTGCTGGCATTCTTTGGCTCGCGTACACAGGATCTGGGCACGCTGGCCATTCGCCTGGCTGGCTTCGAAATCCGTGATTCGATTGCGTGGGTTTACGGTTCGGGATTCCCCAAGAACATGAACATCAGCAAGCAGATCGACAAGATGGCGGGCGCACAGCGGGAAGTCGTCGGGAAGCGTGAGCACCCTACCCTTAAAGATAAATCGAAGGTCGAAGAGTCTGCTGGAGCTGCTCATGGTGGCAATGAATGGGCGCGGGAATGGGACATAACCACACCCGCTACAGATGCAGCCAAGCAATGGGATGGCTGGGGAACGGCGCTGAAGCCTGCGCATGAACCCATCACCATGGCACGCAAACCGTTTAAAGGTTCAGCGACAGCCAATGTTCTGACCCATGGGACCGGCGCGCTCAATATTGACGCCTGCCAAGTGCCGTTTGCTGGTGGCGCGGACGAACAGGAGTCAAAAGCCAAGAACCAGCACGCGAACCACGGCAATGGTGCCAGAGGTAACGCCGTACTGAATCCCATGGGGCAATCTGAACGGGAAAACTACAATCCTCCCGGTCGCTGGCCTGCCAACCTCATTCATGATGGCAGTGATTCAGTTGTCGGCCTGTTCCCGCAATCCAGCCAGACGGGCAAGCGTAGCGCCACCAGCAAAGCCGCTACTGTAGACGGGACCAGCTGGGGCAACGATAACCATCAGAGTACCGAATACACCGACAGCGGCAGTACGGCCCGCTTTTTCTATTGTGCTAAAGCCAGCGCCAAAGACCGCCACGAAGGGTTAGACGCCCCTGGCCCGCAGTTTTCACACGGCGGCACGCTGCGCCAGTACGAGAACGGCGGCGATGACCAGAAAGGCAACTTTCACCCGACTGTTAAGCCAACAGAGCTGATGCGCTACCTGTGCCGCCTGGTAACACCTCCGGGCGGTGTGGTGCTCGATCCGTTTATGGGTAGTGGCTCAACCGGGAAAGGCGCAATTCTGGAGGGCTTCGGTTTTGTGGGTATCGAGCAGGACGCCGGATTTGTGCAGATCGCTGTTAAGCGCATCCTGTGGGCGCTGGAGCACATAGGAGCAATTGATGCCAACGCAGCCTGAATTAGAGCGTAAGCACGACGGCCGCTTTAAAACAGACGGCCTCAACGCCACCGATTTTCTTAAGGTGTTTGCCAAGATCCGCAGCAGTCAGCGCAGGAGCCGCGCCAACGGGCGCCGGACGTTAACCCCGGCGCTGATGCGCAATAAAGACCTCGATACGCTGGTGGACGAACTGGGCAAGAAGAAAGGCGGCACATACTTCACTCCGGAAGATATGAAGCGCTTCGTGGAAACCCGTAAGGCGCACCGGGGGAACACGAACAGCGATATTGCGGGGATCACTTATTCCCAGCTGGTGGCTCAGTCAACCAAGACCCGAATCAGACGCGCAAACAACAACGTGGGCGATGGCTCCGGCATCAGTTCGGCTATGTTCATCCGCGTGCGCCATAACGTGGCCGATATTCAGGTCCGCGCATCTGAGGCGTCACACAAGAATCATCACCTGGTGCGCGTGCGCTTTGAAGAGTGGGATCGGTATGTGGAAAGCGTGGGCGATGAGAAGAGCAGCCTGGCGACGATCGCTAAAAAGCTGGCCGCCGGTCGGTGCTCTTTTGATTGCTCATGTGAAGACCATCAGTATCGATACCGCTACATGGCCACCGCTGGCAACTATGCGCTGAAGCCACCAGCCGAATACGCGTTTCCGAAGATCGAAAACCCGAATTTAGAAGGTATGGCGTGCAAACACGTGATCCACACGATGACGCGTTTCCAGTCATCCACGTGGCAGCGCCAGCTTGGCATTCACCTTAAGAAAGCCGCCGAGTCCGTCCAGTTCGGTGACGACAAAACCCGTACCACCAAGACATTCTCCGCTCAGGAACAAAAGGCGCTTTCCCGGAACCGCTCAACCAACACCAATCAGGCTAAAGTCGCCGCCGAGTTCCAGCGCTACCAGGACTCACAGCGGGCGATGGCAAAAAAACAGAAGGATGAGAAAGAGAAGATAGAAGCACTGCGTAAGCAGGCTAATCGCGCGCGTAACGCCACAAAGAAAAAGGCCGTTGAGCTGAAGCTTGCCCGTGAGGAAGCCAACCAGCTGCGGCTTGAGCGCGATGCAGCACGCCAGATGCTGGCCGACCAGCTCGCACTCAAGAAGGAGGGATTTAAAGACGCCATGAAGCTCACCGGCATGACCGATAAACAGGCGGACGAAGCATTTACCAAGTGGCTTAAATCTCAAATGGGGAAGAATAACTAATGGGACATTTTGATGACCTTATCGATCCTGCGCCTACCGCTCCTGTGGCTACTCCTGTGGCTACTGGCAGCAGCGCACCAGCAAGCGAATTACCAACGCCCACCGCAGACGCCACCGAGCTGGAGTCTGATTCCACCAGCGGCGAAGCCGACACCGTAACCCATGAGGAAAGCACCGATGACGCTGCAGCCGATAGCGATGAAAGCGCGGACGTTACTGATGACAATAGCCCTGTGCCGGACGCCATCGCTAACCGCCCCGCCACGCCCACGCTCCGCACCCGCTTTGATAGTCATTCCATCCTCAATGACCAGCTGCGGGCTGACTGGATCAAATCCATACAGCTGAGCCCTGACGCGTTCGATGCGTTGATGTTCCGGGCAATGAGCACGACCGATGTGGTCATTGGTGATGACGGATATGAAGCCACCAGCGCCCAGAAAATTGACCCTAACCAGGAAACGCTCCATTACGCAGATCCTGAGCTGGTGGCCATAGTGGATTGTCCGGATCAGATGGCCGAGTTTTACGCCATGAATGACACCGACGAGAACACCGGCGTGCAGGATGACGCGTTGATTCTGCGTATCGCAGCGCATGACATCACCATCGGCACAATTCTGGAATGGAATGAGGCGCTGGCTAACGGCGAACACATCCGCCGCTGGTGGTATGTGCACCGCAAATTTAACTACGGCACCGCCGCTGTGGGTACGCTTTATTACTGCGTGCCGAGCCGCAGCTATGAGGGAATGCTTGATGAGTAAGAACCTGATGATGCGCTTTGTGCGTGAAATGTTTGCGCCTAACGGCATGCGCGAAATGTCATCCACCAGCGATGTGGACGCAGCGCTGTCGAATGCCATTTTGGCCGTGCTCGATGGCGTGCAGGTGAGCGACCAACGCCAGAGCGCGAAGCCTCTGGCACAGTTCCTGAAGCGTAGCGCCCGCGACAAACTGAAGATCGGGGCTTTCAACGACATTGAAACCTTCCTGCGTGCTATGCGCAGTGCTAAGGGTGGGCGCCGGGATGATGAAAGCACGTCATTCAGTGACGTCAACCCGGAAGCCCTCCCCGTGCTAAATCTGGGCCGTTCTCCGGGCTTCCAGCCGCACGACATGACCATCATGTCTGCTGAATACAATGCGGGTGCGCTACCGGACAAACACGGTAATTCGATTGCGCTGCTCTCCGTTATGCCGGTGGAAATTACTTACACGCTAATGGTGCTCGCCAACGAGAAAGAAACGCTCAGCGCACTGACGGCCATCTATGCCAGCTGGATCTATCAGTATGTGGCTTACGGCTCTACGCGTTTCACCGCATCGTCTCAGCTGGCTGGCTCTCCCATCGCCCTGGAGTGCAGCTTCCGCGACCCAAAAGCCCTGATAATCGAAGACCTGTCCGGGCAGCTGAATAACGATCGTGTTTATGCTGCAGCCATCCCGATCACTATCGTTGCGCCGCTCTATACCGCGTGGCTGGGTACGCCGCAGAAAACCTCCTTTGAAGTGTTCAATAACGGCGTGGCTTACACCACTGCCGCGCCAGTCATCCTGCCTCCAACGTTCCCTAACCCTTATGGAGAGGTGGTCTGATGGCAACCACCACCAGCAGCACCAGTAGCGACAAGAAGCGTAATCAGCTCTTTTTACAATCCGTTAAAGCAGGCGATCAGGAAATCCCCCGGTCGATGATTTCACGCGCAATCTATATCGAATTCTCAGACCTCAGCGGCCCTCAGCTGGAGTTAGAGGTGCGGGACGGCACCGGGTATTTAACGGATACCCTGGGCATCACACAGGGCACGATCCTGACTTGCTCTATGGGCAACCCGCAGGGCATCGGTAATAAATCCTGGACGGATACCTTTGAGGTGCTGAAAGCCCCGGATCAGGGCGATATGGTGCGCATTATCGCGTTCAGCAAGAAGGTGAAAACCCTCAAGGCGCGGGCGGTGGCTCCACAATTCTTTGTGAAGAAACAGCCTTCTGTGGTGCTCGCCGCGCTGGCCAGTTCGTTAACGGTCAGTTCTGACAGCTTTAAGAAGCTGGGCACATATCACCTGAATATGGGCCAGAAGCCTTCCGCCGTGTTGTCGCGCATGGCGCAGGAGGCCGGGGCGTTGTGCTGGGCCGCGCGCGGAACGATTTACATCAAAGGGATGGCCGCTCTCAGCAATAAAGCAGCGGATATCACCTATGAGGCAAATAATCCAAAGGCGACCTACCGCATTAACCGTTTTGCCAAGCTGAACGACCAGGATAGCTACCTGTTGCACAGGCAGTACAAATACATGGCCTACAGTGCGACCAACGGCATGCTTACGGCGGGTAAAGATACCTGGCCGGTGAAGATGGTGAGCGTTGACGATCAGACGGCGCTCAACAATCTGACAATGTGCCTGCTCCCACGGTTTGACATGGAGGTTGATGGCAACAGCGCATTGACGCCTGGGCTGGTGGTTAAGGTGCTGGTGCACACGTACAACACCACCAGCGGGCTGGATGAGTCGGTGCCAACCAAGATGATTATTGACCGGGTGATCCATGTTGAGGATCGCTACAACTACAACTGCCGGGTAATTCTGGCTGAGGTTTACGATGGAAGTTAACGAAGCTATTAACGGGCCGCAGCGTGCAAAAGTTGTCGATGTTGACGATCCGAAGGGCATGCTTCGGGCGACTGTGCGCATTGTGGGCATCTGGGACAGTATCGCTGATGCAAATTTGCCCTGGGCTGAGCGTGTTCTCGGAGAGGATGGCACTTACAGGCCACTGTTGGCCGGTGACTACGTCTGGATCGATTTCCCTTACAACGGCGACAGCACGCGCCCTCGCATTGTGGGCGGTGCGTCTGACTCACCTGGCGGCGTGCCTAACCTTCCCGCTGAAGTATCCGGACAGGGCTCGGCCTATACGCAGAAATCTATCGATGGTGCGCCTACTGCCGGGACTGTCACAGCGTCAAAGGACTTTGTTTATGATCGCAATGGCTTGCTGGAGATCCGCAACGCCTCCGGCAGCTGGTCAGTAACGCACAAAAGCAGTGGCACCACTTTGGGAATGAATGACGGCGGGCAGCTCTACCTAAATTCGCAGCTGACGCTCTTTGTTTATTCCGAAGGAGATGCGACGGTAAAAACGGCTGGCAACATGGCCGTTGAGGCTGCGGGAGATATGTCGCTCAAGGCTGGCGGTACGCTGAGCCTTACTGCGCAGGCAATTACAGCGCAAAAAGGATAAAAAAACAGGGGTAACGCTTCAAACTGTCTGGCTAATAATTAATTTAGTATACTATGTCACAACATTAGCCAGAGATTCACTCATGAAAAACCAAGAAAAATGCATTCCCTTGAATCGCACCGCATTTATCAAGGAAATGCGTAAAGACAGTTTCGCGCGTTACACCCTGTTCAAAAACGGCAAGCTCATCTCGCTGGTGGCCACCGATGCCAACGGCACCGACTTTATCCTTGGCTCGTTCGCGGGCCAGCCACGTTACTGGTCTGATATGAACAATCCGACCAAGTTCCTAGAAGAAAGCGGCATCTTCGAGTTCTGCATCACTATCGAAGGGGAAAGCTGCTGATGTTCTCTCAATTCCGTTCGTTATCTGCCTACCGCCTTAACCGCGATATCCCCCTCAATGTAGAGGACGTGCTTAAGCAGTGCGAAGCCTTCCGGTTTACACCTTGTGGCTCGCAGGATATCGCCCGCAGCGGCTTCATCAGCCCCATTACCCGCGACAATGACGGCCCCCTTGTACACAGTGAAGGCGGTTTCATGATGGCGCTGATTAAGCATGAAACGAAACTTCTGCCGACTGACGTCCGCACGGAAGCGCTCAATGCGAAAATCAAGAAAATGGAGGCTGCACAGGGCCGCAAGCTCAAGAAGACCGAAAAGGATTCGCTCAAAGATGAGGTGCTGCATACCTTACTCCCTCGCGCATTCTCACGGTATGGCACCACGGCTGTCCTGTTCGATCTGGACGGTCGTCGCATCTTCATTAACGCCTCGGCAAAGCAGTCAGAGAACGCGCTGGCGCTCATCCGTAAATCGCTTGGATCCCTTCCGGTTATCCCCCTCACCATGGAAACCCCGATTGAGCTGACGCTTACCGCATGGCTTAAAGAAGGCGAGATCCCCGCAGGCTTCACCATGGGGGAGCGTGCACAGCTCAAAGCCCTTCTTGAGGCTGGTGGCATTATCACCTGCAATAAACAGGATCTACAGAGCGACGAAATCGGCGCGCATCTGGACGCTGGCAAGCTAGTGACCAAGCTGGCACTGGACTGGCAGGAGCGTGTCCAATTTGTGATTGATGATGGCGGTTTCATCTCCGGGATTAAGTTTAGCGACTCCCTTCGCGATCAGAACGACGACATTGACCGCGAAGATGTGGCACTGCGGGCCAGCGCAGACATTCTCCTAATGGGAGCTGAGCTGGTGGCGCTGGTAGATAACCTGACAGCAGCACTTGGCGGCGAAGCCAAGCGCTAAGGAACGGGTATGTCTAAAGCCGTAATCATGACTAACTCTAAAGAAATGCCTACCTGGTTCAATGCTGCGCCTACAAACAAGGCAGAGACGCTTGATTTTCTGGTGCTCGCTAAGGAAGTTTCCGGCATGCAAAGAGATGCTGCGACCAGGCATTACATTCACTGCCTTCTGCAACGCATCGAGGATGAACATGCCTTTCGACGCACTCCCCTGACCGCTGACGAAATCGAAGCCTGCCGGATATTACGTGGCTATCAGAAGCAATATTTATATGGAGATAGCGTCTGATGCTAAAGCTAAAAGGCGAATTAATTTGCCTCACACTTGATGGTAAGGCCGTCCATTTCGGCAGAAGCAATGCGCCGGAGGTCGATTCCAGCGGCGAGCCAGAACTGCCCCCGCTTAACCTATCGGGCACCGCCACTATCACAGTTGAATCTGATGTGGATCCGGTTGAATGGGTACGCGAATCTATGGAGGCGACATTAGCCAAGACATTTGGCGCAATGACCTATGGATCGGTATGCAGCGGCATCGAAGCGGCAAGCGTTGCGTGGCACCCACTGGGATGGACGCCGGCATGGTTTGCGGAGATCGAAAAGTTTCCTGCAGCTGTACTCGATCATCATTTTCCGCAGGTGCCTAACCTGGGCGACATGACAAAAATTGCAGCCGCCGTGCGTACTGGCATCACTCCGGCGCCAGATGTATTGGTAGGCGGCACACCGTGCCAGGCGTTTTCTATCGCAGGCTTAGGGCAAAGCCTTAAAGACCCACGCGGCCAGCTCACCCTCTCCTATGTAGATATCGCAAATGCAATCGACGAAAAACGTGCCGAAGAAGGCAAAGATCCAGCAATCCACGTCTGGGAAAACGTCCCAGGAAGTCTCAGCACCAAAGACAACGCCTTTGGATACCTCCTTGCCGGACTGGCTGGAGAAAGCGAGCCGTTCACACCTGGTGAGCGACCTGAACAAACCAAAAGCAGCAAGTTCTGGCGCTGGAACAAAGACGCCAATGCACACGTCGTTAAATGGCCAAAGTCGGGTTGTGTTTATGGACGACAGCGCCGAGTGGCCTGGCGAATCCTTGATGCCCAATACCTCGGCGTGGCCCAACGCCGCAGTCGTGTGTTCGTTGTCGCAAGTGCTCGAAACGAAATTGATCCCGCAGAAATACTTTTTGAGTTCGACGGCGTGCGCCGGGATTCTCCGCCGAGCAGAAAACCGGGGGCGCAAGTTGCCGCAGCTGCTACAGAGGGCACTCGAAATGGTAGCCACTGGGACTCCGAACTTAACCCACACCCTACGCTGAACCAGTCTCACAACACGGGCGGGATCGGTGCGAGCAATCAGGAAGTCTTTGCCCAACGCGGCAGCGGGCTGGTGGCCGCGTTTGGCGGCGGCAACTGCTCCGGCTCTATCGAAATCGCGGCATGCCTGACGGCTAAAGGCCAGCGTAATGATTTCGACGTCGAGACGTTTGCTGTGCAGAGCGCTACGGGCGAAGTGAGCCACACCCTGACTGCTGAAGGGCATGATGCCTCGGAAGATGGTACCGGGCGCGGAACACCTGTTGTGGCTATTCACGGCACGCAAGATCCCGATGTGCTGGTAGAGAATGCGCACACCATTGGCCGCAACCAAGGCCAGGAGAATGCGATTGTTTATGCCTTGCAGGATGTAAGCTCCCGCGATAAAGCGCAAAACGGAAAGGGCTGGAACGACGAAGGGACCAGCTACACCATCGATACAGCCGCCACTCAGGGGGTGGCGCTGGAGTGCTATCCAATCAGCACCCTGATGGCGCTGCGCGGACCTACCACCAGCAATTCCAGCCGCGAAGGTATCGGGATTGGGAATGAAGGTGATCCGGGCTTCACCCTGCAATCCGCACATGGCCATGCAGTGGCTCACGTGGCTTTTGCAGAAAACAGTCGCGGCGAAGTGCGATTAGAAAACGGCGATGGGCAGATTTCCGGCGCGCTTTCCACTGGCGGGGGCAAGCCCGGTCAGGGATGCCCTACTGTTCTCACCAGCTTCGATGTGCGCCGACTGACACCTAAAGAGTGCGAGCGCTTGCAGGGCTTCCCTGATGGCTGGACATTGATACCCGAAAAGAAGCGCAACACCCTGAAGGCAGACGAACTGGCGTACCTTCGTAAAATGCATCCTGATATGCCGGAAGATGAGGCTGACCGCCTGGCGGCTGATGGCCCTCGCTACAAGGCGATTGGTAATTCAATGGCGGTGCCGGTGATGCAGTGGATCGGCGCGCGTATCGGGCGGGCAGTCACTGCAGCAGCAGATGTGGCCAAGCCGGAGGTTTGCCCGGATGCATTACCTCAAACCCAAACCGAAAACGCGGATTCTCCACCCACTGAAGCATACGGGTTTCAGACGCGCGTGGCGCGTAACGGTCGCGGTGATATGGGTGATGTGTGTCATACGCTCACTGCTGAGGCTGGCGAAACGGGAACAGGTGACTCTGCGCCATGCGTTGCCTACCCGGTTGATGTGCCGAAAGCAGAAATCGCATCAGCGATCGTCGCTGCCACGGGTGGCAGGCAGCGTCCCTTTCTGAAATGGGCAGGCGGTAAGTACAAATATCTGGATGTTATCGCCGCAGTCATGCCGAAAGGGGATCGCCTTATAGAGCCGTTCGTGGGCGCAGGTTCCGTGTTCATGAATATGGGCTTTAAAAATAACCTTCTGGCTGACGTCAATCCTGATCTGATTAACCTCTATCGCCAGCTGGAAGAAAGGCCAGACAAAGTAATCATGGCAGCACGTGAGCTGGTGGAGCGCTGCACCAGTAACAGCGCATATGAAAACATCCGTGATAAGTTTAACGAGCGTGAGGCACCCGCTGCACGCCATGCGGCGCTGTTCCTGGCGATGCTGCGGACCTGCTTCAACGGCCTGTGTCGCTACAACAAGAAAGGGATATTCAACGTCGGCTGGTGTAAAAAAGTTAAGCCGAAACCGTATTTTCCTGAGCAGGAACTCGCGCATTTTGCCGCAAGCAAGCAGCACCGAGAGTTCATCTGTGGTTCATTTGAGGAAACTATCGCGCGCGCCGGTGCGGGTGATGTGGTGTTTTGCGATCCGCCTTATGAGCCGATGCCAGGAGAAAACGGATTCACGGCGTACACCAAAGGTGCGTTTGACTTCGAACATCAGGTTGCTCTGGTGGAGGCGTGTATCGCTGCGCATGGACGTGGTGCCCGTATCGTTATCACCAACAGTGGCGCACCAAACATCAAGGAGCTTTACCGTAAGCATGGCTTTAAGGTGCAGACGTTCACTGCCAGGCGCGCTATCAGCTGCGATGCCAGTACGCGCGGCGATGTAGACGACATTATTGCCATTCTCTGACGACCACCGGCCACCAGCTGGTGGCCGTACTGAGGCACGATGAAAAAGATTTCTATGTTCAAACCCGGCGTGAAAAGTGCACATGCCAAAGTCCTTGAGCACTTCGACCTGGACACCGCACCCACTGAACCCAGCCAGCTCTATGGCGTGGGATTTAAGGAAGCATGCGCGAACCATCTGGATCTCAAGCTCGATCCGGCTTTCATGCCCGTGTTAGAGCAGATGGAGTCGTACACCCATGGACCGAGCCGCATCGCACTGGCACACGCGGAACAATGCCGCCCGTACATGCTGGGTGCGGCCTATGCCGTCTGGCGATTTCTGTTTATCCGCACCGGATGCGCTTATATCTTTTCACCCGATCCTGCGGTCCACCTCATGACGCGTGAGCTGCTGCATCGCCTCATAGCCAAATGGCCGCTACTCAGCGCGCAGCTGCAATTTGATGCGTTCGCTGTGTGGGTGAAGGCGTCACCGGATCGCCGGCTCGAATGGGTGCACCCAGACACTCTGACTGACGTCAAAATCCAGAAGGTTACTAACGCACTGTCATTCGTTTACGTGGATAACGCGCATCAATGCTCAAATGAACTGCTGGAATCCCTCAGTGCGAAGATCTGGCCTCATCAGCCATCTATCATCGCCGGAGTACCGCTAAGCGCTCAGGGTGCGTTTAAGGCGCTATTTGACGATGAGCAATTTTCAGGGATAAAGCTGGCTGCGCAGGATATGGAGGGATATTCCATGGGAAGCGTTGAGCGGCTTCGCCAGCAAGTGGGCGAGGATTCAGATCATTTCCGGTCAATGGTACTGGCTGAGTTCCCGCAGGTATAAAAAAAGCCCCAATTCTGGGGCTGTTTTTAATTCTGTGGCCGCGCGACCGGAGGCTGATCATGTTGTTGACTGTCAGATTTCTCCTGCTGCTCTTTTTTCTTCTTGGCCATTTCGTTCCGGAAGTTATCAACAACGGGCAGCTCACCCGTCGCAGCGTCGACTAATGACTGACCCGTGGCTTTGTATAACGCCGCTCTGTCGTCTTTTGAGAGGGTTAAAGAATAGACCCCACCAAACAGCACAATTACGAAGAGTGTTGATAGCACCCCTTTGATGGCATCCATGACGAATCCGCCAACGTAATGAAACCAGCTTTTTTCCGTCTTAACCAACTGCTCCATGCGGTCAATGAAATCCTGACGCGCGTCTGATGCAACCCCAGCTTTCAGCTCATCAATCAGGTTCTGACCGAGTGCACGCGCTCTCACGTGGTAATTCTGCAAAAGGCTGGTGCTATTAAGCACTAAATCATGAAACGCCTTAATTTCAGCCTCAATCTGTGGCTGAGTCTTTTGCGCAGCTTTTAAACTTTCAGCAATCTCATTCTTATCGGCCTTGTAAATAGCATATGCCATTAATTCCAGAGGCTGATTTTTATCGTTTACAAGAGCGGTAAACACATACTTATCAGATGTAGCCAAGTGAAACTCCCATCCCTGAAATTAGTTACTCTTTGGATTTCATATATGCATTTTTGAACAAAGTAGCTACGTCCGCCTCAGTTTTAGCACGCTTTTTCGCGCGTTCCACCGCCCGTATTGCCAGGCGCAGTAACGCATTATCGCGCGACTTTTCCTTGGGTTCGGCTCCATCTAATTGAGATGCAAGGTATGAATTGTCAATTAGCGGGGCATCTGAGGTGATAATTTTACCAGCGCCAGATGTGACCCCAGCGGGCCTAACTGCTTCGGCACCCTTATTGGGCGTGGTTCCCGTAACTAACTTTTTGGCAGCAACGCGAAGAGCTGCTTTGGCTAATATTGTGTTCATGTGAATCGTTTCGACATGATCATTTTTGTTAGACATCACTCCCCCTTTTGTTTCGCCATGAGAATACCTGCATGCCTTTTTCGTTTAACGCATTCAGCACCATCAACGCAGTGCCATTGGGATTCTTTTCGTCTCTCTCCCATTTTGATATCGTAACGGTCGAAAGGTTCATGAACTCTGCCAGCATGGCCTGAGTGAGCTGGTGGCGCTCGCGAAGCTCTTTAATCTTCTGTCCGGGCATGCTCTCTATAGCGCCTAATCGGGAACGAAACTCACGCATTTGCACGCGTGAATCTATGTATCTTGCCGAGTCAGAACTGACCCCGCCTACTTTACGCACTTCATGTGCCATGTTCTGAAGATCACTTAAATGGTCAACCATTAACGGCCTCAACTAATACATGTAACTATAGTCCAAAGTATCACCTAGCATCTGCATTATGCCAGCTGTTTTTAACGGGTGGAGATGCAACTTTCCATAAAATGGACGCCTGCCCCCATTTATGGATTCCCCTATGCAAGAATGCTACGAAAGTGTTCACCATAATCTGCTACCCGGCGCCACACCCGACAGCCCTGATGACATTGGTATAAACCGCGCCCGCCACCTGGGCGAGATGATGCTCAGCAAATTCCGTGATGAGATTCAGTCGCCAGTTGAGTTCGCCAGAAAGTGCAGCGGGCTCGCGATCAGCAAAATTCAGGCGCATATGCTCAATGCTGCAGCGACTAACCCGCGCGTGCTAATCCTGAATGCTCCAGGCACCGGCGCAAGCACCGCAGCGGCGATATTTGCTCTGCACCGTACCGTCGCCCGCCGTAACCACCGTGCGCTTATCATTTCTCCCCAGCGGAACACCCTCGGCCAGTGCCGGAGTATGTTAAAAAGCAACTCATGGCTGATGATTGATGCTTGGAGCCTCTTCAGTATCCATACCGAAACAGGTTTCTGGGCAAACGAAGACACCGATTGGGGTATTCACTGGGCATCGTTCTCCGATCTGCCCGTGCACCATATCCAGGACATTATCTGCAATGAACACACAATCATTGTCGACAACGCCCATCAGTACACTCCTGAATTCTTACTGCTGCTGCAATCAGCCATCCAGCCTCATCAACAGCTGATTATCATCGGTCGCGATACCAACACCGCCCTGCAACAGTTTGAGCACGATCCGGAGTTCGCCACCGTGCGTGCGCGGATCGACCAGTCACCACTCGTTATCCCTGCCTTCGTGAATATGAAGCGCGCCCAATATCGCGATTACCCGGAGGCGTACCAACAGATTTTCCAGATGCCAATCAGCTGGGAACCGAGCAAATGTCCGGCATAGGCACGAAAAACTCTGTGTGTTCCGGGCACGGCGGCTTTTCCTCGCGCCCACCAGCCGAATGCGTGGATTTCTTCACGATTAACGGCATTGGTGCGCTGGTGGAAGGCAACGCTTATCCGGCGCACACAGATGGCAAATCAACGCACCCCGGCAACGCCGTTTCTACCCGCCCCTGGTTCACCATCGGCGGCAAAGCGGTTGTTTGCGAGGGCGATCCTGTTTCCTGTGGCTCAACCGTAACAAGCGGTGATGCCTCTTTTGATGTGGGTTAACAATGCTTTCCAGCACCTATCAACTCAATGCCTATAAAGCGCTCGCTGCAGCTGGTGGGCTGACAACACCCGCCAGTGCCACCAGCGCCAACGAAGCCGCCACGCTCGCCGCAAGCCTGAGCGATACGCTCACCGGCACTGTGCTTTCGACCGTCGTTTACCCGGCCACCGTGACCGGCTACACAAGCCAGATCGCCAGCTGCAGCGATGACCTGGCGAACGCCGCGGAAGATGCAAACACCTATGCGGCCATGATCACCGAGTACGCGGATCCGTCCGTGCTTATCCAACTGACGAACGGCTGGGATATCTACTGCCGCGCAAACAACCTTGTGGCCAGCGAGCTGGTTATCTCCGCAGCCATTGGTGACGCCACCGAACCAGCCGCTCTGGTTTCTGCACTTCAGGCGTTTTCAACCAGCGCGATCGTCGCGGCCATGGCTTCTATCAACACCTCTTTAAGCGGTGCAATCGCACTTACGGACGAGCAGATCACCGCGCTGCAAACGGCAGTTACCGCCGCCGATGCCATGACGGCGACCGTAACCAGCGCCATAAACACACTGGAGTCACGCCGGACGGCAGCGCAGGCCAGCGCTACCGAAGCGGAGGACGCTTTCAACAAGGCTATTTCTGTCGCCCTGATTAACTCATCAATCAGCAGCACAGCGGTAGGTTCTGCTGTAAGCGCCATCACCCCGGCAACCGTTCTGGCCATCCTCGAAAAGGGATCATCATGAGTCTGCTTGGCACCCTCACCGGCGCTGTATCGAAAGTCACGGGGTTATCTGTACGCACGAAAGTGGAGATGGTGCTGGTGGCCGCATTGGCACTGGCGCTGTTTCTGGGCTGGCAGTGGATAGAAGGCCTGCGCACGACCAATATCACTCAAGCGCAGCAGATAAACACTCTCGCAGCTAACAAAGCCACCCTTGAGCAGGAGAAGACGCAGCTAAAGACCGATAAGGCCGTCGCTGAAACAGAGCGCGATGAATACGCGCATCGCACTGAGAAGTTAAACCAGGAGAACAAAGCTAATGAAGACAAAGCACGGCAATACCAGACCGACAGTGAGGCAGCGCGCGCTAAGCTGGCTAAGCTCCAAGCTGATGACGCTTGCGCCGCTCATGCTGTGCCTGACGGTGTTATCAGCGTGCAGCAGCAAGCCATCAGCAAATTCAACGCCGGATATTCAGGTTAAAGTGACGGCGGCGCCCGCACAGGTGAGCGCATGGATGTGCAGAATGCCGGATTTCGACGTAAAGCGGTATGCGGACTATCCGGATTATGTGGAGCGCACGCGGGTGTTACTGGCGACCGTGAATGACCATAACATGAGCGTGAACAACATCAACGGCGCAACACTGGGTGCCGCCTCAAAAAACCTGGCAAAAGATACTAAATAATCGTATTATCCGACCAGCTTGAGTTCACAAGCATAAAGATTTTATTAAAGTAACGTTCACCCTAAAGGCGCTCTTTGAGCGCCTTTTTCTTTTTAACAAAGATACTAAATTATCAACCTTCACCAGATGTAACTTTCCTTAGAATCAGAGCCGATTAGCAAACCTAAGAGGCTTTTTTTCTATGAGCGATACCAAGGAATACACGCAGCGGGTTAAAGAGATCTCGCAGCGTTCTCAAAGCATCACGCGTATCTGTAATGACGCGCAGTTTAACGAAAAGGGTTACATCCATAATCCAGCGCTTCGCCGTGAAGCAATGCTTGAAGCTGCGATGAAAGACCCACTGTTTGAGAACGTGAACGCTGACGCTGTCGGCCAGATCGTCTCTGCATGGGGTGCAGCAATCGCTGACTACGCAAACACCCACAAAAAAGCACCACGCCCGGAAGTCCTGGCGATGGCTCACCAGACGCTGGAAAACTGCCTGATGGTAGAGTCCGCAAAAAGCTCCGGCCAGAAGACGACCACCGCCAGCATGCTGGAAAGCGTTAACGGCGAAGTGATGTCTGGTCAGGACGGCATCATGCGTCAGTCTATCTTCCTCGCAATGATCCTGCCTGTTGCCCTGGGCGCACAGACTGGTGATGCATGTACCTTCATCCCGGTACCGCGTGACCATTCCAAAATCTACGAAATCATCAACGTTGCAGGCACCACCTTCGGTGACTACGCGGCAGGTGACAAGCTGGATATGCAGTCTGTAGGCCAGTACTCGCAAATGCGCCGTAACTACGTGCTGAAGGCGAAAGGCGATGGCGTTACCAAGATTTTCACCTTCAAAATGTCCGACTTCGAAGGCGTAGATGTGCCGATCCGTAAAGGTCGCACCGTGCTGTACGTTGGCACCGAAATGACCCCGGAAGATAACGGCGAAGGCACCCTGCTGCACTCCTACACCAACGCATCCGGTGAGACTGTTTCACTGACCGCGTCTGTGGATTACACCAAAGGCCAGATCACCATGACCTTCGGCGTTGCGCCTGCGTCTGGTGAAGCGCTTGAGGCTGAAGTAGAGATCAACATCGAAGCAGCACCAAACCTGATCCCTACCATCAACCAAGAGATGAAGCGCTGGACTGTGTACCCTTCACAGTATGCCTTGGCAGCAGAGCATAGCGTGCAGGCTGCATACGATGCGCAGCGTGAATTCGGTATCGATCTCAACTCGCTGCAGTACCGCACGCTGAAAGACTACCTGTCTCACGAACAAGACATGCTGCGCCTGCGCATCATGATCCGCCGTTGCGTGAAAACTGACTCTTTCGATGTAGCCATTCCGCAGGATACGAACTGGGATATCTGGAGCCTGATCTTCAAGTCGAAGATTCAACAGGTGTTCCGTGATATCGCCGAAACCACCCAGAGCAACGGCTCAAGCGGTATGTTCGCCGGCTCCGACGCTGCCCTGTTCTTCAAGACGCTGCCGACCAACATGTTTACCCCTGCTGAGAACTACGCGCAGGTGGCATACGTGCACTTTGTGGGCACCCTCTTCAACGGCATCAAGGTATTTGAAGTGCCAACTGGCGTGTGTAACGGCTTCACCGCTAAAGGCGTGACCTTCAACACCTATGACGTGCTCTGCTACACCCGCGACGAAAATCCGGGCAAAGCGGGCTTCATCACCGGTGATGCTGTACCGGCTGTTCCGTTCGTTCACCCAACCACTCCGGCACTGACTAACCGCACCACTCTGTGGGGATCTGCAATCAACCGCATCCACCCACGTAATGGCCGCGACTACTTCACGCTGTTGACCCTCACCAATCTGAAAGCTGGCGGCATTAACTTCCGCACCGGTCTGGTGATCGAGAGCGGTTCAACTTCGTAACCCCCCCTGTCTTTAACCGGTAACTAAGCGCCCTCCGGGGCGCTTCATTGAGGAACATACTGATGTCTCAATACAGTATTCCCTTTTCGCTGACCAACGTTTCAGCGGTGGCGGTATCGGCTATCAACGCCGATAGCACGCTTTCCACCGGTGATAACCTTGCGCAGTCGATCTGGGCTGGTGTGGGCACTTTTGCCCGTGGCAAGCCGTTTACGGCGCTGCCAATCTCTAAAGCAAACTATCTGGATGTGCTGGGGGATGCTATCCATCCGTCCGTAGGTTCACAGTTTGAGTCCATTCGTCACGTTTACGAGGCCGTGCAGCAGACCAACGGTTACGTTGTTCGCGTGGTAGCGGATGATGCGAAATACCCGGTGATCATCTTCTCCTACGAGAAGGATTCAGCCGGAAAAATCACCATCTCCCACTCCACCACTGCATTGACGTATGGTGCCGGTGTTGAACTGACTGAAGGCCAGTTCCTGGCGGTATACGTGAATGACGGTGATCCGTCTACCAAGCGCGCAATCACCTTCGCGGCTGATGCGTCTGCAACTGGCCGCTTCAACCTGAAGCTGACCCAGACAGATAGCCTGGGCACCACCAGCACGCTGGAAACCATCTCCATTTCTCTCGACACTGAAGGTGTCGACGCAATGGGGCGCGCCAACTACATCGAAACCGCGCTTGAATCACGCTCCGGCTATCTGGCTGCGGTCTGTGATGCAACTGCCGCCAGTGCTTTGACGTTCGAAGCTACCAGCGCGCTAAGTTTCGTGGGCGGCACCAACGGCGACCAGAGCAATATCACTGATGCGCAGTACAGCAAGGCTATCACCGCGCTGTCTAACGCCAACGTGAACTACACCGCCGTTCTCGGTCTGGGCTGTTACAGCTCGGCGTCAATGACGCTGCTTGCTGATATCTGTTCCGATCGTCGTATTGATGGCTTCTTTGACCTTAAGCCAACGCTGACCTACGCCGAAGCGCTGACCGGCGCCACTGACTCCGGGCTTGTGAGCACTGATTACACCTCTGTGTGTCTGTATCACTTCCCATTCACCCACAAAGACAAGTGGACCACTGGTCGCGTGGCTGTGGGCCTGTCCGGTACGGCTTACGCCGCGAAAGCGAAAGGCATTGCGAAAAACACTGACGTCGGCGGCTGGCACTACTCCCCGGCAGGTGAAGATCGCGGCCTGATCAATCGCGCCAACATCAAGCCTATTGATGGTTCCGGCACGCCGGATTATGACGCGATGTACACCGCGCGCGTGAACAAAGTGGCAGTAAGCACCACCGGTAAGATGATTATCGATGACGCACTGACCACCTACAGCGCTGAGAACTATCTGCGCTTCCAGCACGTGGCGTCTCTGTTCAACACCATCAGCCGTTACTTCTTCCAGCTGGGCCGGACCCTCAAGCATCAGCCGGACAACATCACCGAAAAATCACTTACCCGTGAAATGACTAAGGTTCTGGATCGCTTCGTTGCGTCCGGCGCGCTGGTTACGCCACGTGAAGTCGATTCTGACGGCACAGCTGCTTACCAGCTGAAAGTCACTCAGGTGGAGATCGATTACTGGAAAGTTGAATGGGCAGCGTGCCCGACCGGCTCGGCTCGTCGCCTGCTGGGTGTTCCGTCAGTCATTAAGTAAGGGGTAGACCATGAGTAAGTTTTTCCAGGCAGGCGCGCTGAATATCGATGCTCTCGCAGCATACGGCATGGGTGCTAAGCCAGATGCGGCAATGCTGGAAAGTGCGAAAGCATCAGCTGAGCCAGAGTTACAGGTTAAGAAGCCTAAACAGGAGCTGTCTCTTGAACAGGCTCATCAGATGATCCTTGAAGCCGTTGCAGCCAGCGTGAAGAGCGACGGCCTGTCTGACGCAGCTCAGGCTGTGCTTGACTGGGCCGACAGTGACGATACCAGCTACGACGCACTGGACGGGTTCGCCCAGTCGCTGGCAGGCATTGATGATGATGTCGATGAGCCTACCGAGGCTGAGCTGGATGCGTACTACGACGTGTTGAGCAACATGGCTAACTTCATGGTCGCTGCAGGCGCTGATGAAGACACCGTGTCCGTCATGTTCGATGACGAGGATGATGATGCGTCCAATGAGCTGGCGGCTGCGCTGAAACAGATTGACGCCGACGACCGCGCCTCTCTGGTATCAGCCTTCGCCCTGTCCGGTGATGACGCCATGACCGAAGCGCTGGTGAAAGTCGTGCGTGGCGGTAAGTGGATGTCTATCCGCAAGCCGTTCAAAAAGCGCCGCCGTACAGCAGCACAGCGCATGGCTCTGAAGCTGGCACAGCGCAAGTCACACACGGCACAGGCGAAGCTGCATCGCGGTAAATCCATGAAAATCCGCGCCAAGCGCCTGGGCAAGTAATGGGACCAGCCACCGGCTCCGGCTGGTGGCTGTTTAAGGTGACTAAATGGAATATTTTGGGGCAGTCAGTCCTGATGGCGTCAGTCCTTATCTGAAGGCCTACATCACGTCTGAGGACTACACCGTTGTGGGCTATATCGCACCGGGTGCCAGCCTTCAGATTGCATCGATGTGGACGAGCCCTTTCGAGGGTGATAATGCGGGTTCCATTGCCGGTGTTGAATCTCTTGCCAACATTGCGCAGTCGGCTTCTGCTGCCACGTCCGTGACCCGGTGGAACTCACTGATGGTGTGGCAGGGATCGCAACCGCCCTCAATCAGCTTACCGCTGGACTTAATCGCCATTTATGACGCCAAAACTGAAGTAGACGGTGCTATCAGTGCTTTGTGCGCCATGGTGTCGCCCGAACTGAAAGACACAGAACCAGGCGGACGCCGCCCCTACGTTTGCACAGTGAACATCGGGCGCCGCTTCCTGCTGGCTGACGTGGTTATTCAGGACGTGTCGTACAGCCTTGACGTACTCCGCACCAGTGACGGCTATTTCGCCAGTAACACAGTTACCCTGCAACTCTCCGGCATGGCGGTTCAAAACCGTTCGGAGATTACCGGGCTATTTATCTGATTAGGGGAATCCTATGTCTGGACATAGTAACGCGGTAGGCAACGCTGCATACCTGAAAACGCAGTACACCGCGAACAAATCAATGGGTGAAAAGCTTAACGGCTCGGAGTTCAAACTTTCCATTGTGGGCTATGAAAGCCTGTCTGCGCTCATCCGTACTGCGCAGTTTCCTGAGCGCACCCGTGAGGATGTGGAGGATTACGGCCCTAACGGCATGAAATACAGCCAGCACGGCCCGATCCGCAACAGTGGCGAAATGCCATGCCAGTGTGTGGAAACCATCAAGGGCGACATGCTGTCGTTCATTCGTGATGCAGTAAACAACAAGTCATATTTCGATGTGACCGTTGAGGCAGCACCTGAATCCCTGGGCGGAATCTCTCCGGATGCGTTATCCGTTACCCTTTACGACTGCAAAATCTATGTCGATGGTACGGACCTCTCAACCGAAGACGTTACCGCACTTGTGCGCCCTAGCCTGCGTATCGTGTACAACTTCATCGAGTAACTAACCTACCCCGCGCAAGCCCCCTTTATGGGGGCTTTTTTATGCTTGTCCGCCGCTGAGGGAAAGATAACTATCCATATCATTGCGCTTATTTATCAGGAGCGCACATGTCCCCGAATGAACTGCTTGAAAGCGTCAAAACCCGCTTTATCACCCTCATGCATAATGAGCCGGAGAAGCTACAAAACCTGCTGATTCAGGCGCTGCGGGCCTATCAGGATCGCGCGGGCACGGTTTCGCACTTCCGCATCGAGAAAGCGGACGGCCTGTCTATCGCGCTGCCGGAGGACTATCTGGAGCTGGTGGCCGTGGTCGATGCTACCGGCGACTGGATGTATGCCGACATTATCAATAACAAGATCGAGATTGAGAACACATGGGGTATGCGCTGGCCGCTGACCGTTGAGTATCTGGTGCAGCTTAGCGCCCTCGATCTGGATAAGGGAACCGTGCCACCCCAGCTGGTGGGCATCATCCAGAACTACCTTGAAGCACTGATTGCCATCCCCAACACGGATCGCGTGCGTCGGGCGTCCATCTTCTCAAAGGTCGATATTTCCAATCTGGCGGATGAGAACACCCTAAATCAGCGTAAAACCGAGCTGGAAACGGAAATGTCCAGCCGTGGTGCTATTCCCCGCGCCGTTACGATCTACTCCGCCATTGGGAAATGCTGATTATGGCCATCTCCGATCTGCTGCTCAATGCATCCAAAACGGTAGCCAGTGCCCTTCCCTCATTCATGATGGCCACGGGCCTGGGCGACCAGCAAATTGGCAAGCTGACAGCGCTTGCCCTTAACAAAATACTCTTTGCTCAGGGGTGGATGTTTGCCGTTGAGGTCGACGGTATGTCCGGCATTGAGTTCTTCGTTAAGGACATAACCTACGGCAAGTACACCATTGAAACCGAGGCTAAACGTATCGGTGCCAACGAGTACAACATCCCTGTAGCGCGTACTGCTCAGGCCGTCACGATGATGGTGCGCGATACAAATATTGGGATCGTGCACGACTGGTTTGAAAGCTGTGTAGCCAACGTCATTAACGATGACGGCACAGTTAACCTGCCCGGCGCTTACCTGATGAATATCCGCATTTATCGCCTGGTATCAACCGGCGTTCCCGTGCTGGAAACCGAGCTCACGGTTATCCCTACTCAACTTGGAGAGATCACTCGCTCCAAAGACCAGGTAACTGAGTTTGAAACGTTCCCGCTCACCTTCGTGCAGTGGAAAACCTTCGGCGACACCGCTGCAACAGCCCTTTCGGTACTTTAATCATGCCTATTCCATTTTTCCCATTGCCATCGCGCCCGCAGCAGCTGGCTGTATTCCGCACGCCAACAGTTGATGACGCCATTTACTTCTGCAAGTCGGTGGAAGCAACTGAAGAGCGCGACACCACTGAATTCCTCAACATACTGCAGCCGGAAGATAACCGCAGCGATTCACGCAACTGGACTGCCAGCGATCGTCGCACCGCCCTGTGGTGGATTTTCATCAACTCCCGATCGGATGCCGTAATCGACTTCTCCTATACCTGTGCGCACTGCGGTGAAGAGCACTGGATTAACTGCGATATGCACAGCCTGATTGACGATCTGGAGGTGCTGGGGGAGCAATCAAACCTGGCGGTCACGGTGCCCGTTAACGGCAAGGAATATGAGTGGGTATTAAAGCCACTGGATGGCCACGCAATGGAACGCCTGGAGCGTATGCGCCAAATGCTGCCCCCGCGCGGCAAGGCTGATGACTACAACGCGGCTGTGATTGACCTTCGCAAGTGGGAACTGACCTATCAGGCGCAGCTTTTCTATGACCTTGAGCCGGACTATGACGTCTCTGCACAAAACCGCTACGAGCTCATTGGAAAGATGGAGCTTGGGACGGAGTTTGTCCAGCTGGCCGCGGCAGTTCGCATTATGCAAAAGGATCTCCGGCACGGCCTGAATGTGATCCTTGATAAAGGCGAATCTTGCCTGATCCTTCCGCCGCATGAGTGCCAGTCTGAGGCGCAAAAGGAGCCAGCAGAGCGCCCGACTACGCGCCTGCTGGTGCCCTTTCGGAATTCACAGTTCCTTCCAGACATTGGCACTGGACCACTTGCGGACATTAGTTTTCAACCTGGCCTTGTATGGAAACCAGCCCGTTAGTGATGTGAAACAGCTCAGCGTTGATGAGGCGCTGGCTCTTTCATCAGCCATCAAAGAAAAGAACACCCCGCGCAAAAGAGGCAAATAATTATGACCGAACAAGACAAGACTTTGTCTGCCGGTTTTACCGATGTGATCGACACTGTTGAAAAAGCCAGTGATGCAGAGCTGGCCGCGCTCGCACGCATTGAACGAAAATTAAGCGGACCTGTTTCCGGGCCAAAATCTGCAAGCCCACTTAAGACCAATTCAGGCGAAGCCGTTCCGCGATCCGTTCAGATGGCTCAGGAGCGCAAAAAACAGCAGGAAAGTGCCCGCATAAAAGCGGTTAAAAACCGGTCAGATAACAGCAATAAAACCGACAAAAGACAGTCAAATAACGGTAATTTACCAGCAAAACAAAATAACGGAAAAAAGGCAGACGTAAAACGGGAAAATAACGGAGATATAACCGTAAATGTCGTAATTGATCCGCAAAAAACAAAAAGCCAGAAAAGTAGCGGGAATTTAACCGACAAATCACAACCTAATATCGGTAATTCAACCAACAAAACACAAGCACGTGAAGATGCGCTGAGGCAGTTACGTTCTGCAAAACGTCCAGCCAATAAAAGCCAGCGGGATGAAAATGGCAAATTCACATCGCGAGATAAGGCCGAACAAAACAAGAAAGACAACGCTGATCGAGGCAGTCATGAGGACGAAGCTGAACAGCGTAAACGAGATGGGTTGCTGACCCGTATTGGAAAGATGCTCAGTGATTCAGACGACCCACTGGATGCAGACAGTACCAATGCTGCGGGTGTTGCCGCTGGTGGCTCATTCTGGAAGGCAGGACATGAAGCCTACACGATGACCAAGAACACCATTGGCGGCGGCGTCTCCGGCGTGAAGAAAATGGGTGAGTTCATGGGCGGCGACAAAGACGAAGAAGCCCCGAAAAAACCAGGTCTGATGCGCCGGATGTTTACCCGCGGCAAATCAGGTGGTGCAGCAGGAAAGCGCAATTCAGCCAGCGTCATCGCCGCAGCTTCGCAAAAGGAGCAGGCCAAAGCTACCGAACAACAGACTGAAGCCATCAAAGAGGGTGACGCTCAGATCGTAGAAAAGCTTGATGAGCTCCTGAAAGAGAAAAACGGGAAAAAATCGGGCGGGATCTTTGGGCTGCTCGGCGCGGCGGCAATGGGCAAGCTGGGTAAGAAAATCCTGGCAAGCATTTTAGGCGGGCTGGGCGCTAAGTCTCTGGCCGATCGCATTCGCGGCGGGACCGGTGGGCGCGGGCGTAAGCGCAAAAGGGGCATGCCCCCACTGGGTGATGATTGTGGGTGTGATACTGGATTGCCGGGTGATGCTGGTGGATCGGGTAAGAAGCGCAAGCCAAGCCGCAGAGAACGCCGCAAAGCCATCCGCAAAGCAGGTAAAGGCAAGCTTTTAAGGCGCATGGCTAATACTGCGGTTGCTACGGGCGGATCGCTGGCGGCAGCTGATGCGGTAGCAGACGTAATGAGCGATACAGATACTCATAAAGCCAAGACTGCAGAGAAAGTCGCTACTAAAGCCGCGGCCAAAGAAGCAGGATCCGCTGCCGCAGTCGCGGGTACGGGTGCTGCAGCGGTTGCCGGAAAAGTTGCGGCAAGTAAGGTCGGTGAAAATGCAGCAGGCAAGGCCGCCGCTGCAGGCGCGGAATCGGCCGGCGTGAAGGTTGCCACCAAAACAGCGGGAAAATCGGGCGTTAAGATTGCGACCAAAGCAGCATTGGGTACGACTCTTCGCGCCGTTCCGATCGTCGGGCAGGTTATCGGTGCGGGTATCGATGGGGTGATGGGGTGGCGGGACAAGGAGGGGCAACAATCCACGTTCAACCTGAAGGATGAGCAGGAGGCTACCAGGCGCCAGAAAGCCGAGTACGCGACGGCTAACATTCTGGACATGGGCGGGCTTGTATCAGGCGGGGCTGGGCTGCTCGCCAAAGGTGCCAAAGCGCTGGGCATGAATAAGGTTGCCGATAAGCTCACGTTCTCAACCGATGATATTGCCAAAGGCTTAGACAGCAAGGTTACAGCTGGCAAGCAGGCCATTAAAGGCGCCTCCGAATTCCTGGGCATTACCAAACCCGATAAGGCGAAGGAAGACAAGGCCGATGATACGCGCACGCAGACGCTTGTCTCCGCTATTCAGGACGGAGCTAAAAGCACAGTAGAGGCGATCACAGGGTTAATTGGCAACGGCGCGAAAGTGGCCAAGGGGGCAATTGAAGATGCCAGCGGGGCAACAAAACGGTTTGTAGCGGGCTTCACTCAGCCAAAGACGGACGATGTGAGTGCAGATCTGAATATCGGAGGTGCCAACGCCAAAAACCGTAATTTCCGTAACAACAATTTTGGCAACCTCAACTATGTGGGCCAGGAAGGCGCGCGCCTTGAGAACGCTAACGCCAACGGCGAACGCCGTTTCGCGCGGTTTGATACACCGGAAGAGGGCATGCGCGCGCTGGCCAATCAGCTTATGAGCTATTCAAACGGGACATCTAAAGCGGCGGGCTATAAGAAGCTCCAGAATGTCGATCAGATTGTCTCCATGTACGCACCAGAGAAGGAGAACAACACCAAGGCCTATAAAGCCAGCCTGGCTAAACAGCTGGGCGTGGGTGTAAACGACACGATCGATATGAAAAACCCGCAGGTGATGACCAAGATGATCCGGGCGATTTCCACTATTGAAGGTGGTAATCCGCAGGTGACAGACAAATTCATCAGTACTGCTCTGGGCCAGTATCAGCAGGGTGATAGCGGCAAAGGCAAGTGGGTAGGGCAATACAACGATTCTACGCTGGCCGCAATCAACAAAACGCGTGATGGGCAGGGGCAGGACTTGCTGACCAAAGATGCGCAATTCTCAGGTATTGCCACGGCAAACGGGAAATCTGTCGACGCGTTAAAAGCTGCTGACGTCACGCCTTTAAAGCCCGTAACGCCTGCACCAGCCGGGGCAACCACAACTGAAAATGGCGTCAATTTCCGTGCCGCACAGCTGCCCCTTGGCATGGGGCAAAATACGTCGGTAGGCCAAAAACTGGCGAACGCTGAAGGGTTACGCCATCAAGCAGGACCAGCTGGTGGACCTGAACCGGTACAGCATGCGCAGTCGCTGAAGAAAACCTCAGCCACGGCGGTTAGCCGTCCACTGGCTCCGTCTGAAGGCGTCCAGTTTCGCGCGGCGCAGCTGCCGCTGCAGGACACAATGCTGGGTAAATGGGCGAGCGACAATAAGTTCGGCGCAAAACTGCAAAACGCGGAAGGTTTACGTCACCAAATCTCACCTAACAGTGCCGTCAAGGCCGCCAGCGCGCGCCCTAACATGGCGATCCCCTCCAGCATACCAACCGTCACTGACATGGCCGCAAATAACGTGCAGCCGTCTGTGCGCGTCTCAAATGAGCAGTCTTTCCCGAAAGAGGTAAAAGCAACATTTGAGAAGATTGCTAAAACCCTGGATCGCATCGAGGGCCACACCAAGGATGCGGCAGAGAAATCAGGAGATGCGTCACCTAAAGCCAATACGCCGCAGCCAGCACCGCGCAGCTCAACCCCGTTAAGCATTAACGATCCGCTGATGGCTAGCGTAGCGAACGACTGAGAGGAACCATGAAGGAAATTGATTACCTGATGGCGCTAGGCACAAACGGCCTTAAGGAATACAGCGGCGAGCTGGAATCCAAGGCCGCAATGCTGCGCGAATGGCTGGATACGCCGGTAGGGAGCATTTACGGCCTGCCGTCATGGGGAAATATTTTGGCTCAGTTTAAGCATGAGCCAACCAATCTGGCGCATGTGCAGGTGGCGATCGAAAGCCGCCTGTTAACGAAGCTTTACGAAGATTTGCCGGAGTTGAAAATAACCGGGATCGGCTATTCAGAGCGCGAATTCGACTTTGCTCAGCTCACATTTAGATTGCCGGAAGGCACCATTAACGAAGAGGTAACGAAGTAATGGCAATCCTCAGCCTGTCCGAGATTAAGGACAAGTTCAACAACCTACTGGCAGCTAATAGTTACTGGTCGCAGTTTGCAGGATCACAGTTCGTCACGATGCTGACGACTTTCATTGCCCAGATAGTCTATCGCTGCCAGCAATTTGCTGACGCGGCATTAAGCGAAGGCTTTATTTCAACGGCGACAAAGCGGGCGAGCATACTCGCCGGTGCGGAAGATCGCGGATACGTGGGCTCGCGCGTCACCCCATCAACTGGCACCGCCATTATCACGAATACAACTAGTAAGGCCGTGGCTGTACCGCAATACACCTCGTTGATTTCCGATGACCAGTATCCTTATTTGACTGATGACGTCGTAACTGTGCCAGCTAACAGCACTGCTATCGCCGCCATCACTCAAATGGAGATTGTGGAAGTAACCGCCACGGTAAGCACAGCAACTGAGTTTTTCGAAGTCTTACTGTCACGGGATCTGACCGAGGTTTGCTACAAAATCGACGTTATGGTCACTACTGATGGCACCACAACCACCTGGAAAAAAAGCAATATGTTCCGGTTGGCCACCTCAACCAGCGAAGTGTATGTAGAGTTCTATAAGCCAACTGAACAGCTGGGGGTGCGGTTTGGTGACGGCACAATCGGTATGCTTGTGCCAGCTGGCTCAACTATCACTTTGAAGGTTTGGTGTAGCAGCGGTGACGTGACGCTTTTGGCCGACCAGGTGCTGACGCCTTCCGACGATTCTGCCGCGCTTGCAGATTCTCTGAGCGTTAAGTCTTATACCTCCATCACTGGCGGTGCTGACAGCGAACCGACTGAAACTACCCGCAATCGTGCGCAGTATTTCCTCTCCTATGACAACCAGGTTGTCTGGGCGGGGGATTACACCTTTTACCTGAAGCAAAACGTCCCGGCGACAACCTGGCTGACGGCGTGGGGCGAGGGCGAGCAAGAGACGATCGACGGCGTCAAAAATCTGGACAATATCAACCGGATCTTCATTTCTGGCTGGTACCCAAATAAGACGCAAGCTGAGCTCCAAGCGCTTGTGATTGCTGCACTCGCTGACGTACCGAATCCGCTTAACAAACGTTACACCTACAAAGCCGCTGAAGAGTTGCCATTTACACTCGCGCTGACCGGTGAAATTTCCGCAAGCCTTACCGCATCGTCGGTACTTTCCAGCCTCAAAGAAAGCCTCGAAACACGCTTTGGCAAGGACTCGACCTACTTCGATCCTGACGGTACTGGCGACTTTGCGCTGATCAAAGTTAAAGACCTCTGGGCCTACATTGAGGCGCTGGCCGTTTTTGAAGATTTCAATATCGTTATCAGCAACATGCAAACCTCTAATGGTTACTACGACTTTGTGTATCTCAATGTTGATGGTTCCACGTTTGATATCACCTATGCGGAGTAAGCGATGACCCTTCAATCTGGCTGGTTCAAAGGGAGACTGACGTCCTCAAAGCAGGATTCGGCGATGCAAAAAGGCCTGGCGGACATCGTACAATCGCTGGTGGAGAGCGTTGTCGAACCACTACTGACGCGCATAACAAACCGAAAATCATTTTTCACCATGTATGACGTGGATCTTGATACCCGCATAGAGGAAATGGGCCAGTTCTTCACAATCCGTTCCAGCGATGCCTCCAGCAAGCCTATGTTGCTGCAGCAGCGTCTCGATGAAATCCACTTTAAAGGGACTTCACGGCCCATTACCCAAACGTTTTACCGCGAATTTAATGGCATCCCGATAACCTGGCAGCCGCTATATGCTCCGATCGACACCACCACTTACCCATATGGCACGGTGTTGATCGCAGAAAACAACGTTGATTCGGTCGGCGATAACTTCGGTGATCTGTTCCTGACATCACGCGGCGTTATCAGCATCCCTCTGGTGGAGCTCACAGCGCTTATTGCTGCGGAGACGGGGGATAGCATCAAAACCTCGTCACAAATGACTGAGGAAGCTCTGACGAAGTTTAAGCAGGTAGTTTTACCGCTTTTACCGCTGCATATCGTATTCGACGGCATGCAGCTGCTGGCGGTTTTCTCTATTGATGAGCGTTCAGACTTTGGAACGCTGATTTCAGTGGATAGCCTGGCGACCTATCAGGGCAAAGAGAAAGCGGACATTGGCACGATTGTTTCCCTCACCTACGTACAGGCTCCTGTTACCGCAACCCCGGCTCCATCCTACGTTCGCGGCCTGATGCGGCATGACGACATCATTAACGATGGTGCAGTACTTGATCAGTTCACCTATCCCGATTTCAACGACGTTGTTGATTATTACTTCACAGCAAACGATGCCAGCGATAAATCGTCATTCTCAGGTGCTGAGGCAGATGTAAGTTTCGGTACGATCGCGAATGAACCTGCGGATTCAACAAGTGCTGAGCTTGTCCAGTATGGCTTTACCGGTTCTGCAACCCCGGCAAGCGATACCGGAAGCGATTTCCTGACGCGCTTTGATAACACCCCGCATGACACATCCGTCGACTACGAGGATACAACGACACCATGACAACCACTGTTTCATCCAGTCTGTCGAAGGTGCAAATGCTGGACTACTACTACCAGCGGCGTGCTGAGTCGTCTATCGGTACCGGGGAGCGTTTTCTGCTGGCAAAAGCAGTATTCGGCTCTTCGGATCTGGTAGTACAAAACAGTTCGGGCACCTATGACATCGCCGATATCCCTACGGATTTCGTCCTTGCAGACCTTACCTCCCAGTTTGCGACATCTGATCTGACACTGTCCTACGCGGATGGCGTGATTACGCTACGTGCTGAGCTGGATTCTTCGGCACTTACTGCTGATAAAGCCTATCCCTTTAATACGCTGGTGGTGCTCGATAGCGAGGGTGTGGGCTGTGCCGTACTGTGCGTGCAGCAAGATACGCTGTATCAGGGCAAAACCTTCGTGGCAGTCGCTAACATCAATACAACGGTGGCCTAATGAGTGAAGCAGCAATCGTAACCGCTAAAAGCTTCCCTGATCCGACCACGCTTCCGCTGATTACAGATGTTCAGTACCGTGAGCCATATAGCTCTGCGGCAATGAACCGTAAACTGCGCGGCATCCTAACGGCAGGGATTTACCAGGGCTTTACCCCGGAAGCAGGGGAGGGCTTGAATCTTCTAATTACGTCCGGTACCGAAGGCGGTACAGTTTCTTTCAATATCGGCACATATTATCAGCTGACGGCGCGCCAACAGGCTGATGTGACTTTAGCCATGACTGCGGGCACTACCGTTGTGGTTGTCCTGGAAGCCTCTTATTCAATCGGGCAAGAGACTTACCAGGTCAACTCCAGTTCAGCCGTGCAGGCTGTGCAAATTAAGCTGGTGGCCAGCGGTACCGTTCTGGCCGAAAATCAGATAGAGCTTTGCACCGTCACCGTTCCCGCCGATGCCACTCAGCTGACCGCTGAGATGATCGATACGTCTAATCGTGTTGCTGTTACGCTCGGCGTCTCGTTGGGAAGTGATGTTGACAGTGAGGATGAGCAGACTGCCGCCAATCTTTTCGGGCTTAAGCAAGCCGTAGCTGCCGCAAAGACAGAAACCCAGAAGCAAATCACAGCTCTGGTGGATTCGGCTCCCGCCGATCTGGACACTATCCGCTTACTGGCAGAAGCGCTGGGCAACGACCCTACGTTTGCTCAAACCATGGCAACGGCACTCAACGGGAAGATGGCGATTGCTGAAAACGGTGGTGACATTGCCGACGTACCTACCTTTCTTGAAAACCTTGGTTTTTCTGAAGAGGTTTCAGCGCTAATTGAAACGCTCCATGGTTCGCAAACTTTTACCACAAGTGGTTATTTCACAGTCCCTGAAGGGGTCTATACGGTTTACCTATCAGGTTGTGGC